CAGAAAAGCGTATCATCCTCATAATTGATATGCCCCTTGCAACAATCGACATTCTTGCCGATACGGTTCTGATTTACACATGATGGACAACTGTGGAACTTACCATCGTCAGATTCCACATAATAGAACATTTGATAACCACCGGGGAAAGCATAGTGGGCGACTTTTTTCATGCCTGTTCCTTTACAAAGAATACTTCACGATCAGAGAACAACGGTTCACCAACTGCCCGCTCAAACGCTTCTGACAGCGTATCACCGGGTTTCACGGTGATCTGCCCCTGTTGTAAGTAACCTTCAAACACTTCAGACCAGACAAACACGAACCCAACGTTCCACGTTTCTGAATTCCAATCAAGTTGGAAACCTTCTGGAATCTCTCGACTTGTGATGGGTGTCATCATTTTCTCCTGAGTGATGTTGTTTCTTGTGCTTGTATTGTACTACAGTGACCGTCATTTGTCAAGCTGATCTTGACAGAATTTCCAGAATTCCCGAAAAGATTCGAAAACCATCTCGTTAAAGTGCCAGCCAGAACCATCGACGTGCAGGTCGTTGCCATTGGAAACCAGCTTGCCGAAAACCGCTTTTTCAGATTTACTCAGGTTGAACATCTTTGTTTCCTTGTTGGCTGTCGTTCTTGTGAAGACGCATTATACACTTAGTATCGACACTGTGCAACCCCAGACACTAATAATTTCACAAAGAATTTGAAATTTTCTAAAAGCCGTTGTAAGTTGTTGTGTCATATAGACTTATGACAAATTTGTCCGGGCCGATTTTTTTGACGGATCGGCAACCGTATTTCTGTACAGTGTTGGAAAGTTGTTGATCATTTTATGCACCGGCTTTATCCTGCCGGTGCCCATGTCCAGCCATACAATCTGCCAAACCTTATTCACCCCAAGAATCCTCTTCATCAAATTCCATACCAATCGCATTAGCAAATTCAAGCTGTCGTCTGTATAGTAGGTCTTCATCTACGTTGTATTCAAAGGATTCGCTTGCGTCAAACTGCTCAGCATAACTTTCAATCCGTGACAATCGAGTTTGCTTCAGCAGTTCAGCTTCGCTTGGGGCGTCTTTCAGAGCGGCGATCAGTTCGGCTTGTTCAACCTTTCGGAGAATTGTCGCGATGCTCTGCGACTGTTCACGCTGTACAGAATCATCCTCACCCATCTTTCCGCTTACTTTGCGATTATTCCGAAACTCTGGAGCGAGGTAGCTGTTGGGGATACAGATTGCTTGTGCCATTGCTTCAAGGCATTCTTGGCGAAGGGCGACGATATTCAGCGGTGACTGTGACATAGTAGCGTTCCTGTGAGGTGTTAACTGTGAGGGCGTATTATAGCGGAACCGTTTCTGGCTTTCAACCGAACATCTCAACAAATTTGAATTTTAGGATATTCTTACCCCTGCCCCTGTCATATGCACCGTCGAATTGTGACTGATCAGCCACTTCGTAGTTGCACCCCTCGTATTGTGCGACCATCAGGAAATCGAGTTCCTGTGAGAAATCGCTGGGGACAACGCCGTCAATACGTACTGAATACCAAAGGTTCTTTTCTGGTCGTGGCATCTTCTTGCGTCCTGTTTGAGTTAGTTACTGTGAGAGCGTATTGTAGTCGAATCTGGCTTGTCTGTCAAGCTCAAGCAAAGCGGGTTGCAAGCTGTTTGACAAAAACATTTCCGTTCAGATTCCAGTAGGCGACACGATTCTTGTAGCCGCCGTCAACTTCTTTGCTTAGTACCACTCTGAGCACTGGTTTGCCTGTATAGTAGTGATCTTCTTCGTTGGTGCCGATCACCTTTTCGCCAGAAGCCATGATACTACCAACTGTCAGTCCGCGTGTCTTGATTAGCATTGTGTTTCTCTCGTGATTGTGATTGTTTATTATATACGTATTATCGTCTATTTGCTCTGCTAAGTCAAGCCTAAGCCATAAGAAAATGAAAAAAAATAAAAAGAAAATACTCCTCGTAAGTCGTTACCATCACAGGAGTTACGGCAATTTTGGCGGGGCCGATTTTTTGCACATTGCAAGCCATCGGTTTAGTGATCAGCCGAATAGGTAATAATCGACCTGTCCCCACGCCTGTTTAATCAACTTAGCGTAGAAACCGTTTTTGTCGCCATACTTAGTAAGTTGGTTTGTCCAAAAGTGGACAGAATCCATCCAGAATTCAATGTCAGACCAGAAATCTGTGTTGTCAAGGTGCAGCGCGTTAAGATCGTTCATGACAGCTTTCCGTATGGTGTAGTACAAGTGAGAAAGGTGAGGCGGTATTATAACCGCCCCACTGTAGCCCGTCAACCCTGTTTTAGAAGAAATTTTCCATTTCTTCAATCAATTCTTTTGAGTCATTGTTCTCACGTTCAATTCGCCCAAATTCTTCAAAGTATTCGGCGAACTCTCGTGCAGCCTTTTCGTCAGCGGTCAGAATGTCATCAATGTGGGTATCTTCCATCGTAACCCCCCAGAACTCTCGTGCAGCCTTTTCTTCAGCGGTCAGAATGTCATCAATGTGGGTAGCTTCCATGGTAACTCTCCAAAGGGTTGGTTGCTGTGAAGGGGTATTCTAATCGATAGCGTTTGCAATGTCAAGCTTGGTTTCGAATAATTTTCACAATTAGCCAGCAGCATTCAGCAGAGCTTCCAGCGTAGGATAGACAACGCCTTGCAACCACCAACCGTAACTATCAACGTACATGTCAGCGTTTTGTCGTCGCAATTCCATCAGGGTGATTCGCTGTGCTTGTGTGAGTGAAGTCGTCATCGTGTTTCTCCTGAGTCATTTGTAACAAATTGTTGTTTCTGATAAGCGTATTATACTCTATCTATCGACACTCACAACCCCAAAGCAATAGAAAAACAGAAAGAAATAAAAAGTTTTTATTTTGTCAACGCAAGTCGTTACAGCGTATAGACTTACAACAATTTTGGCGGGCCGATTTATTCTGGAATTGAATAAACAGACTCGCCAGCGGGCTAGGCTGGTGGTTAAGATGAGACGCTACTTGATAAAGTCGTGAACAAACAGTCTCACGGCGGCATACTTGTCGTCTTCATGGAAGCAGTCCAGCCCCTTAGCTATTACTAGATTGTATATTGCTGGACTGAGCTTATATAGTTCAATCATGTACGCCTGTCCGAGGCGGATATTGTCGGGTTTGCAGGCGACTCCCTGATCAAGACTTTGAAACTCTTGCAAAGAGATAGAAATCTTAGGATCAATTGGCTTGTGGCCTGTGATTTCTTCTACCTTGTGCTTGGCATCTTTAAGACTTGCTTCTGTCAGTGAACGATATTCACGAATGGCGGCAATGAAATGCCTTCCTGCTCCTTCATTATATACTTCGATAATCCTGTCACGGATAGACTGGCCATCCGTGAACTCAGCATTTACCAGAACACGGATAGCCTTCGCGATATGGTCGCGAGCCGCCTGTATAGTACAGTTTTCGTGAGCAGTAATCAATTCTCTCAGTTCATCGTGACGCATGTTCATCATTCCAATAACAGGGGTTTGCTTGCTTCAATAATCCAAATGTTGAGAACGTTTGTTTCCCCCCCATTGGATCAATCAATTGCCAACCGTTTTTCACAATCTTCAACTCAAACCCATCGCGGAACATCCTGTCCACGATAAGCTGATCTTGCGGGTGAATCATTTGTTCCTCAGTTTACGATCTTCAGAGCATTTCTGCCCAACATATGGGCGACGGTTGTAACGTCGCTGCTGGCGGCTGGCGTCATCGCGATCACTCGCAACCTGCAAAGCAATGTCAAGTGAAGTTCGGCCAGTGTACTGTTTGTTGTCGTGGGTTTCAGTAATCATCATTGTTTTCTTTGGTTCGTTGCTTGTGAGAGTGTATTATAACAACTATCGTCAACGGTGCAAGTCTAATCTTAAAGAATTTCTTTATTTTCCAGAAACATCATGATTGCCAGAAAAGACATTGCACCAAACACAAACGGCATGGCATCCTGAATCGATTCGTACATTAGAGCGTCCCCGCGTATTCTAGAGCTTCTTCAAGGGTGCTGAACGTTTGACCGCCAATCGTCCAACCATTCTTATCAACGTGACATTCGAATCCGTCCCGCATGAGTTCATTCAAAATGAGTTGCTGCTCTTTGGTGATTCCGAACACTGCTTCTCTCCGATGTTATGTGTTTGTCACTCGCGTCTAAGTATTATATCGTATTTTCAGAGCTGAATCCACAGGTAAAAGCAAGTATTTTCTCAGAATTTTACAAATAAAATGCGTTTGTACACTGTACAACTAGGGTGGGGTTTTATCTTCAGATCGGAATGTGTCTGAATCTGTCCAAAAACGCGGGGTGGTCCATACATCTTCACTCGGCCCCTCGGAAATGTATTTTCTAATCCTCGCCCATTGCCTCATTCGGCACCCTCTGAATCGCTGGCAGGCGACATGTACCACGACTGCAACTCGCGTAGCTTAATTTCATCTTCCATCATATTTTCTGATTCTACATACAGAGGTGTGCGAAACGTATTCATCATAATGCCCCTTTTCTGTTCATATACAGTGAAAAACAGCCACGAATTAAATATGCCTAGACTATCCTTAAGCTTGAAAAAGACTTTTTCAGACATTGTTTATGACACCCTGTTGAATATGTTCAGGTAGGCATCGTAGACTCCACAGTAGTAGGCGTAGCCGCCTACTTGCAAATCTTTGATGCTATTTTCTACGTGCTGACTGCCCCTCATGAAAGCTTTGGGACCGTGGTAATGTACAAGTAGGGCGTTTTCATTGATCCCCCAATAGGGCTTCCAGTTGTATTCTATCGGCAGATGCCCCCATTGTCCAGTATAAAACCCTCGTAAAATCCCCTGATCATAGGCGGTTGTGTCTAAGTGGTGCTGTTTGATATACTTACAGAGGGCGTGGCGAGTTTGCGACATCCCCTCTATATTTATGTACATAACCCCCGCGTTGATGTTACAGTAGTCTTCTTTGTCAAATTCTGGAGCACATGCAAAGGGGGCGTTTCCAAGTTCAAAGGGCGGCGGCTGACGCAGGAAGATAACGTCAATGTCTGTATACAAGACGGGGAGGGATGAGTTGAGTTGATGCTTCTCAAACAAGGTGGGGATATCGAGACGTAGATAGGTGCCGCGAGTAATTCTTTGGAACCGCACATCTTCCCACAGTGGGTTCTCCGCAATAGTGTCAATGAGGGAATATTTGTGATACAGGATGGTTGCCCCTGATTCCTCTACGAGCCTAGTAAACTCGCAAGGCTCACCATCATATATCATGAGGGGGATTAAGTCGGGGGCATTGATGGATTGACTCGCCAGCATTGCAAGAGTCATGTCACAATACTCTTTGTACTTAACTGTGAGTTCGTTGTTGGCGAAGAACCAATATTGTTTCATTTATTTCTTATTGTCTTGTTTTTTGTGTTGTAATAAACTTCGTGCTTCTTCAAGATGACACAACAACTTTTCTAAATCTACCTGTAAGAATTAGTGATATTATCCCAAGAGGGTGTGCGGTTTTACCTTTTAGTATATCTGGTATATTTACAATCATTCCATTCTGGAGCATACTAGCTCTTGTAGTATTAATCCCAGCAAATTGTCTAAAACAACTACGTTTTAAGTAATCTTCTTCATAGAGCATTTTATGTGGCATCTAATTCATCCTATATGCGGCTATTAGCATGTCGCTTTGACCGTTAAAAAGCCTGTAGCCTAACTTATCGATATTCTTAGCATGTAACTGTCTATTTCTATAGAATAGGTCAGATGAAATGTTTTGGAAGCAGATATTTAGGTTGGCTTTAAGTAGATCTGCTAAATGTTCTTTCATGGTTCTTTGTACACCGTTCCTTTTTTTTATTTGATTCATTAGAATTTTCATTACTGTATTTTACGGCGACATGGCGCGCTCCTTGCATAGAGTGGAAGAGTGTAGAACAGCCAGTCGTTATTAGATAGACCTCTTCCTGTGTGAACATTAAAAACATACCTTAGAGTTATGGGATTTTTAATATCGTAGAAACCCTTCCAGTCAGTTAACAACCTGACTTGCGACATAAGACCGTCTATTTCTTCATTATCATTGTGCATACCACGTCCCTTTTACCACCATAGAAGCGTGAGCCTCTGGTAATCAAGATACTCATTAGCGGGCAACCCACCAGTGCCTTCTACGGTGTGGGGAGAAGGTTCACTCCCTACTTGCACTGCCACAGGTTTACTAGTTTGTGATCACTAGCTCTCCACCCCTAACCATCCCCTGCTCGTTCCTGACTCAGAGGGAAGCCCCTCGCTGGTACGTCTCAGACACCAGATTGCTTAACTAGACATATTTTCAGAAACGGCGAAGTTCTGAATACTCGCCACTAGTTATAGTCTAAGTTTCGTCATCTGTCAACAAAAAGTGTATGAAATGTTGTAAGATTCTCAAAATAGTTTAAAAAGAGGAGCTAAAATGAAGAAAACACCGCAAACCTGTAGTTCTGAGTTGTGCTGCAAAGCAACCGCGTCCCTTGAGTGTGAGATCGAACAAGAGCTAACCGCCCCTGACAAGTCTCTCGCTGATTTGCTTGATTCAGAAGAGGATGAACAGAATGACTAAGGGGCTATCTTTAGGAGTACTTGTAAAAGACTCCACTAATTTAAAGCTAGACTCTCCTGCGTTACTCAAGAATTTCAATGATCTACGTGGGGAGTATTTCACAACAGGGATTGAACAAGAAGTAGGCTTTGATCAGAACTTCTTCTACGAGATACAGCAATATAAAGCTAATAGGTTAGTACAATGTGAGAGGGGAGTGGGCTATCTATTAAAGCAAAGAACTAAAAACAAACAACCATCCCCTATATACCTAGTACGCAATACACCCCTGTCCTATTGGGATGGATACCAGATGACCCCTCTCATTCCGGGTAGGAGGGTGACGTTTTCTGAGCTTGACACCCACATAACCATCTCTACGTATTTACCTCCTTCCTACAATGAGGCTCTACAGGGGGCATATTCAGTCTTATGTTCCAGTTCCCCGCAAACTCCCACGCCTGTTGAGTTACCTGAAAAGACACTTCTTGGAAGGCTCGACGGCAGGATACAATCCATTGACAGTGGGGAGCTATTAGAGATACTCACTGCTAAAGATATCATTGGGGCAATTTCGAAACATGAAGGTGCTATTGAGCTAAGAACTAAGCTACTATCGCTTGTTAACAAATCTGGTCTGTCAATTTCTTCAATAAAACTTAAACCATTCAACAATAGCAATAGGCCGGAACCTTCCGAGGCAACTATTATCTATAACAGTGATTCAAAATGTCTTGAATTAGGAACTGGTGATAAATGGCTAAAGATAAAAACGGAGGAATAGTATGTTAGTACCAGAAGGAATGGAAAAAGATGAAGTAGTGGATACAATCACTAGGGTCGTGAATAGGATTGCCCATAATTATGTATTTCCCGGCTTTGTAGTAGCTGACTTGCAGCAGGAAGCGTTTATTATATGTATGGAAGCCTTGCCTCGTTACCACCCCGGAAAGCCGTTGGAGAACTTTTTAGCCGTACATCTCTCTAACCGCTTAAAGAACTTCGTAAGAGACAACCATCATAACGATCCAAGTTCCGATAAAGGTAAAATCATACAGCCAGCACAGCTTGATAATGAAGACCTACTACTTGACGGTAGTGAAAAATTTAAAGTGGATTCTCACGCTTTGGATATGGCTGCGATGAAAAGTCTGGTTGACCGTCACTTACCCGCTTCTCTACGTATGGACTATTTAAAAGTAGTAAACGATGCATATCTACCTAAAAAGCGAAGAGAGCAAGTGATGGATGAAGTCAAGGCTATTTTAGTTGAGTTTGGCATTGACAGGGAGAATGAAGATGAAGAAGGGTAGATTTTCTCGTGAAGAAATGGACTACATGCTTGAGAATGCAACAAGCCAAACTGTAGACGAAATTGCGACACACCTTGACAGAGACCCACTTTCTGTAGAAAACTTTGTAAAGAGAAAGGTGAGGCTTCAAGTATCAGAAGAAGAATCTGCTGTTTTTGATCTTAAAGAGCGTCCATACTGGTATGAAATTACACAGCAGTTTGCACAATCTGAGTTAGACTTGTTTGTCTACCATTGGTCTAGAATCGTTTCTCAGTTTAGGGATGATGTAACACCAACAGAAGAGTTGCAGGTGGTCGACCTGATCAAGCTTGAATTGCTTATGAATCGCTGCTTGAAGATGAATCGCTCAGGTATGGAGCAGATTGAGCTACTTGAGAGGCTCGTGTTGATCGAGAGACATCAAGACATCAGCCAACAGGATAGAGAACTCATCATGAACTCTGAACGTCAGATATCGTCTCTCAGAGCCTCTCAGGAGTCCATGAATAGAGACTATCGTGACATGCAGGTTAAAAAGAATGGCATGTTGAAAGAAATGCGAGCAACCAGAGAGCAGCGAGTAAAAAAGCTTGAAGACAGCAAAGAGAATTTCAAAGACTGGATATTGTACTTGATCAAAAATCCAGAGATCATTAAAGAGTATGGGGTAGATATGGAAAAAATGAGACTTGCAATGAATAAAGAAAGAGAAAGATTGTCTCAGCCTCATGAATTCACAGACGGGTTTGTAGATCAACCGTTTTTGACACCGGAATCAGCTAAATCATATAAGGTGGTAGATTAATGAAAGCTATTATTTTTGGAGTAACTGGACAGGACGGAAGCCACTTATCAGAACTTTTACTAGATAAGGGGTATACGGTAGTAGGAGTTGCACGTAGAGCTTCTTCTGATAACGAGGGTAGAATTGCACATCTATGTCAATCTGAAAATTTCATGGTGACTAGTGGTGATATTACTGATCAGTTTAGTGTCATGAATATTCTGAGGCAGCATTCAGATGCAATTGAAGTTTACAACCTTGCAGCCCAATCTCATGTAGCTATATCGTTTAAACAACCAGCTTTAACGTGGGATATTACCGGCAAGGGAAATCTAAACATTCTACAATCTATTGTTGACCTCAAGTTGGAATGCAGGTTTTATCAAGCAAGCTCAAGCGAGATGTTTGGTAAAAACTTTGATGAAATGGTAGTTCCAGTTGACTTGGAAGCTCCTTTTAACGGAACTTCTACAGAAACAATCAAATACCAAGATGAAGATACCAAGTTTATGCCTCAGTCTCCTTATGCTATTGCAAAGTGCGCAGCTCACTACATGACTAGATTATTCCGCGAGGCGTATGGCGTTCATGCGAGCAGTGGCATTTTGTTCAATCATGAAGGTCCGAGGCGTGGCGAAAATTTCGTAACCAGAAAAATAACCAAGTGGATTGGCGATTATATTAGATGGTGTAAGAAAGTCAATATAGATCCAAAAAAATCTATTGGCTGCAATATAAAAGAGGAGTTGTATTGTCCCGGCAGACTCAATAGAGAGCAGGGTTTTCAATTTCCCAAGCTGCGTTTAGGGAACCTCGAAGCATTTCGTGATTGGGGGTACGCAGGAGACTATGTGGAAGCCATGTGGATGATGCTTCAACAGGAAAAGCCTGATGATTATGTCATTTGCACAGGTGAGACTCATACAATTCGCGATTTTCTAGACGCGGCTTTTAAATCAGCGGGCTTGGAAGGATGGCAGAATTATGTAGTTGTCGATCCTGAGTTCTATCGCCCAGCAGAAGTAGATTACTTGAGAGGGATTAATAGGAAGGCGTATGAGCAGTTAGGATGGACCCCTAAGCATTCCTTTGAGGAGCTGGTCCATAAAATGGTTCAGCATGACATCAAATGATCATTTACAAAGTCGAGCTTTGTTTACAATTAGCGTTGTCGAGATTGAAAAAGTTTTCTCTCAAAGAATATGCAACTGAGAGACCTATCATTTTTGTCGAAGCTAAAGACCCAGATGACGCGTGTCATCAGGCCACTTCAAGGCTAATCAATCATATCCTAAGTCAGGATGACTCAATAGAGAATAAGTTAATGTGCAGAGATATGATGCAGGATATCAGAGTTATAAAGGTTTTTGCTCCAACATGACACGTAGAAATTACAATGATCCAGAGTACGCCAAATGGAGACAAGCTGTTCGCAAGCGAGATGGAAAAAGGTGTCAAATGCCGGGATGTGGATCTCGTAAAAGAATACAGGTTCACCACATTCAAAAATGGTCTAGATGCCCCTCTTTAAGGTACGAAGTATCTAACGGCATATGCTTGTGCTATTACTGTCACGCAGAAATAAATACCCACGAAGAACATTATGTGGGTCTATTCCTAGAGATAATAGGTAATAAAAATGGCTAAGAGTTACATAGTTATCAAAGATACTAGAGAGACTGATGGATACACATTTTCGAAAAATGATCAGTACAAATGTATGGGGATGGTGTGTAAGAAATTAGATACCGGAGACTATACCTTAAGGGGGCTTGAGAAGAAGCTCTGTATTGAGAGAAAAGCTTCTCCAGAAGAAATGGCTATTAATCTTGGAAAAGAGAAGCCTCGCTTTATGAGGGAAATAGAGAGAATGCAGACATTTGACCATAAGATAATTCTAATGGAATTCACTCTACAGCAATTGTTAGATTTCCCTAATCACGCCGGTTCTAGAGTGCCTCATATCAAAAGAAATGAAGTACGTATGACGGGAGCGTTCATGCTCAAGTCTTTAATGGAAATACAGATCAAGTATGGCGTACACCTATTATTCTGTGGTTCTAGAATGGCGTCTATGAAAACTATATCCAGTATTTTCAAGAGAATGGCTGAACTTTACCTTTTAGACGAGGAATAGAGAAAATGGCTGCAATTGACAATATTCACGATCACAATATTGATGTCGATAACAGAGTCATCTACCTCCAATCTCATGATGATAGTGGAGTGGATGCTGGCGTAGAGCATAGAGTAGCGGATACTTTTTTGAAAAACATCCACATTCTGAATACTGGAGGAAAGCTTCCTATTACTGTGGAGATGAGTCTCATTGGAGGTGAATGGTCTGCTGGAATGATTATCTTTGAAGCTATCAGAGAATCAAAAGCTCCTGTTACAATCAGAGTTCGTGGCCAAGCTGAGTCAATGAGTAGTGTAATCCTACAATCCGCCGATCATAGAGTGGTGTCTAAGTATTCTTACTTCATGTGTCATTACGGTAGCTGTTATTTTGACGGTGATTATCAGACCATGCAAACTACTTCACAGTGGCAGAAAACCATTGTAGATCAAATGGTTGACATATATGTCGAAAAAATGCTGAAAAGCAAATGGGCTAAGGATAAATACGGTATCCCTACAGAGCGACAAGTGAAAAGCTTCCTAAGGAGAAAAATGAAAGATGGCGATTGGTATATGTTTGGGGACGAGATTGTTTATTACGGTTTTGCTGATGAGGTTGTTAAATGAGCTTAGAACTAAAATCAATAGAAGATGCTTGGCTTGGTATAGATTTTCAAGATAAAGAGCTATTCAACCCTACAAGTATTATCAAAGCTGACGACTCTGAATATCACTTAAAGCTCATTTACCTAATGACTCGCCCTGAGTATTTCTCTTTTTTATGTAAGCACGTCTTGAATATTCAGATTCTTCCTTCTCAAGCGGTGATTTTGCATGAGATGTGGAATAGGCGTTTTCCTATGTTGATTGCCTCTCGTGGTTTTGGTAAGTCATTCATGCTGGCTTTGTATGCTATCCTTAGAGCCTTGATACTCCCAAAGCGTAAGGTGGTTATTGTTGGAGCTGCTTTCCGTCAGTCTAAAGTGCTGTTTGAGTATATGGAAACAGTGTGGAATAATGCTCCTATGCTCAGAAGTATGTGCAGTGAAAATAGTGGTCCACGTCGGGAAATGGACAGATGCGTTCTAAGAATCAACGAAAGTAGAGTTACCTGTTTACCATTAGGTGATGGTCAAAAAATTCGTGGTCAACGTGCCAATGATATTATCAGTGACGAGTTTGCTTCTATTCCCAGAGATATTTTTGAAACTGTTGTTGCTGGTTTTGCGGCTGTCAGTGCTGATCCTATTGGAAACGTGAAAAGGATTGCGGCTCAGAAAAAAGCTAAAGAAATGGGAATTATCATTGAGCAGGATACAGACAACTCTGTAGGAGCTAAACATAATCAAATTATACTTTCTGGAACCGCTTACTATGACTTCAATCACTTTGCTACGTACTGGAAACGATGGAAGTCGTTTATTAGAAGTGGTGGGCATCCAGACAGATTACAGGAGATTTTCGGTGGAGAAGAGGTTCCAAAAGACTTCAAGTGGAATGAGTACTCTATTATTCGAATCCCTTACGAACTCCTTCCAGAAGGATTTATGGACGCGGCACAGGTTGCTCGATCTAAGGCCACTGTTCACTCAGGAATTTACCAGATGGAATATGGGGCTACATTTACAAGAGATTCTCAAGGGTTCTTTAAGAGATCATTGATTGAGTCTTGTGTCTGTAACGAAGAAGACCCTATCTTAGACAGCAATGGTGAAATCATCATGTTCAACCCAAAGCTTATTGGCCATAGTGAGAAAAAATATGTTTTTGGTATCGACCCAGCTTCTGAAGTTGACAATTTCAGTATCGTAATTATTGAAGTAAATTCTGATCATAGACGTATAGTTCACTGTTGGACGACTAATAGGTCAGAACACAAAGACCGTGTTAAGAAGGGGTATGTAAGCGAGACTGATTTTTATTCGTACTGTGCTCGTAAGATACGTGATTTAATGCAAAGGTTTCCATGTGTTCATATAGCTATGGATGCACAGGGGGGCGGCATTGCTGTATCAGAGGCTCTGCATGATCAAGATAAGATAAAAGAGGGAGAACTTCCAATTTGGCCTACTATTGATCTAGATAAAGAAAAGGATACAGATGGAAACAAAGGTCTTCATATTCTTGAGTTATGCCAATTTGCAAAAGCAGACTGGCTAGCAGAAGCAAATCACGGCTTAAGAAAAGACTTTGAAGATAGAACCACATTATTCCCAGCATTTGACGGCGTGTCCTTTGGCTTGTCTAATGTTGAAGACTCATTCAAAGGCCGCATGTATGACACTTTGGAAGAATGCTTTATGGAGATAGAAGATTTAAAGGATGAGCTATCCATCATTCAAATGACTCAAACTGTCGCTGGACGAGATAGGTGGGATGTGCCTGAAACGGTAGTTGCTGTCGGCAAGAAGGATCGTATGAGAAAGGACCGTTATTCAGCTCTTATCATGGCAAACATGGCTGCTAGAGTAATGGAAAGAACGCCAGATGTTGCGGACTATGAATTCTATGGCGGTTTTGCTGGATCAGAGACAATGCCGGGAGTAGAAGACCTTTGTAACTACACAGGGCCATCTTGGTTTACTGAGGCAATGGAAGGTATTTACGATTAATTGTGTATAAAACCTCAGACATTACTAATTACATTCCGAATGTCGAGGTACACATGGAAACTACAGAACGATCAAACGCTAATTTAGTAACTTGGAAAAACGACGATTCTTCATCCAGAGAAGCTGCTTTTGCTACATACTCTGAGTCTTCAGAATCTTATGGTAATATCAACAAAACTCAAGCGAATAGAAGCTTTATTGGTGTCCAACCTAATGTTTCTGTTCGTTCTAGTTTTAATAGAAGCGACTACTCAGGTTATCGCCCCTCTGAGAATATTCCCACTGTTTATCGTGAGTCTTTAAGGATGTGTATGGATGCCTACAACAAAGTTGGAATCATTCGGAATGTAATTGATTTGATGGGGGATTTCGGAAGCCAAGGCATATCCATCGTACATGAAGACAAGAGCGTTGAGAAGTTTTACAAGCAATGGTTTAAGAAGATATCCGGTAAAGAGCGTTCAGAGCGTTTCCTTAACACACTATACAAGTGTGGCAATGTAATTATCTATCGAAGCTCCGCTAGCATCACCCCAGCGGTTAAACAATATATTCGATCAATGGCATCTGACATTAAAGTGGAAGTTCCCAAGTTCGATGAGTCTACAATTCCTTGGAGATATAACTTCTTTAATCCACTATCCGTTGAAGTGCGTGATGGTGTTATGAGTATGTTCGCTGGGAAAAGGTCTCATAGTCTCAACATCTCCCCCTTTGTAGATAAATTCAAGAATGCTGAGATTCCACAGCAGTATTCAGAAACCCTGCCTCCAGAGGTGAAGAAGGCGATTGAGCAGGGTGGCAGGACCGTGGCCCTTGATTCATCCAAGATGTGTATATTTCATTACAAAAAAGACGATTGGGATCAATGGGCCAATCCCATGATATACGCTATTCTTGATGATATTATCATGCTTGAGAAAATGAGGTTAGCAGACTTATCTGCTTTAGATGGAGCTATCTCTAACGTAAGACTATGGACCGTTGGTAACTTTGAATATAGAGTTCTTCCAACTAAGGCTGGTATCAACAGAGTTCGTGACGCTCTGGCTAATATTTCCAATGGCGGAACTATGGAACTAGTGTGGGGTCCAGAGCTAACATATACAGAATCTAATAGTCAGGTGTACAAATTTCTTGGTTCTGAGAAATACAGCTCTGTGTTAAATAGTATTTACGCAGGATTGGGGGTTCCACCAACTCTTACTGGTATGGCTGGGCAAAGTGGTGGTTTCACTAATAACTTCATATCCCTAAAGACTTTAGTTGAAAGATTGCAGTATGGTCGATCTCTTCTTAATACTTTCTGGGAACAAGAGATAGAAATAGTACGTAGGGCTATGGGTTTCCGTAAGCCAGCTCATATTACTTTCGATCAAATGTCTCTTGCAGACGACTCATCTGAGAAAAGCCTTCTCTTACAGTTGGCGGATAGAGATATCATAAGCCATGAAACAGTGCTAGAGAGATTCAAGGAAATGCCGGGGATTGAAAAGATTCGCCTTCAGAGAGAGAGAAAGATGCGTGAAGAAGGTAAGTCTCCAGAGAAAGCCAGTCCTTATCACAACCCGCAGACTGAGCATGAGCTACAGAAAATCGCTCTACAGTCTGGAAAGGTGAAGCCTACTGATGTTGGTATAGATACTACAGTTCCTGATAAACTGTTACTTCCTTCAGACCCTAACAAACCCACTGGCCCTATGGGGCAAACTAAGAAGAAGGGTAATCCAAGTGGTGGCAGACCTAAACAGGCTACAGATCAAAGTAAACGCAAGAAAAGAGTTGATACCCCACGTAAAAAACCGGGTGTTGCCGAGACTGTAGTTTGGTTACAGGACGCGTTTGATAATATCTCTCTGATTACTAATAATGCATTTCTACACAATTGTGGTAAAAAGAACTTACGTCAATTAACCAAGGCTCAAAATTCAGAGCTTGAAAATATCAAAATTGACATATTGTGTGCCTGCCCGTTAATGGCTAAGGTGGACGATAGCTTAGTAATAAATCTGTTGAGATCTGGAGTTTCTTATTCATCAGAGTTCAATAACCTATTAAATGATCGTGATATCTCCATTGAAAAGATGAGTGTTGGCGATTATAAAAAGTGTATGCTTGGATGTTATTTAGAATTCATCTTCGAAGAAAATAGTTAATTTTTGAAATTACTACTTTTTTGTGTATACTTATAGTAGAGGTGAATTTATGAATACAATCCAAGTCTTTCAAAGCGAAATTAATGATGGTGTAGCCGAAGCCGTGAAGTCGCAAGCTTCAGTAGCTTACTGTTCCTCTGTCGCGGTTGCAGATAAACCAGCCGTAACACCAGAAATTAAAGTACTCGCTGAAAACAAAGACCAGTTTGACCTGTACTACCTAGAGTCAGTACTTGTATCTACTGGTTGGAATAAGAATGATGACGTGTTTGTTCCTGAAGCTACGTGGGCCGCAAGGAAAACACCTGAAGATAAACAGTTTAACTTCATGCATGATGAAAATGATATCATCGGGCATATTACCAGTTGCTATGTTGTAGACAATAATGGCAACACCATTTCAGATTCAATAGAGACAGCTCCAGAGCAATTTGATATTATCACTCGCGCTGTAATCTACAATAGTTGGACTGAAGCTAAAAATGTAAATAGAATGGACACAATTCTCGCAGAAATTGCTGACGGGAAATGGTTTGTGTCTATGGAATGTCTCTTCGCTGGTTTTGACTACGCTCTAACCAACGCTTCTGGAGAAACTCGCCTGCTCGCGAGAAATGAAGAGACCTCCTTCCTTACTAAACACCTGCGTTCTTATGGTGGTAAAGGTGAGTACGAGGGGTGGAAGTTAGGACGATCCCTTAAAGCAATTTCCTTTTCGGGCAAGGGTTTAGTTTCTAATCCAGCAAACCCAAGAAGTGTAATCCTTAACCAAAAATCTAAGTCCTTTGTACTAAACAATAGAGGTTTTTCAATAGGAGAATTAACAATGAGCGACGACAAGGTTCTGCAATCGCAGATCGATGAGCTTAAGGCTAGTCTTGCTGAAGCAAAAGCTGAAGCAGAAGCCGCTAAGCAGGCAGTTATCGAGGCTAAAGACAAAGAGTATGCAGCTAAGATTTCTAAATTTGAAGACACTGTAGCAGCCCTCACTGAAGAGATTGGCGTGCTTAAGGCCGCTGATGCAGAAGCTCAGACAGCTTTTGAAACAGTGAATGTTGCACTTAGTGAGACTAAAGAAGCCCTTGAAGCTTCTAAAGCTGAGCTAAAAGTAATTGCTGAGCGAGAGAAGAAAGCTGATCGTTTTGCTCAGCTTGTTCAAGCTGGCTGTGATGATGAAACCGCAGAAGCAAACGTGGAAGCCTTTGCATCACTTGATGACAATGCTTTCAAGGCTGTAGTTGCCACCTTCAATAAGTTCGAAAAGAAGGGCAAGAAGGACGACAAAAAAGATGAGTCAGAAGCTTCTGACGAAAAAGAAGATGAAGCCGATGCTTCTGAAGTCTTTGATGATGTAGAGTCATCTGAAGCCTCTCTTGTTATTGAAAACCAAGACGTTGCTGAAGAATTGATGGCTACACGCAAAAGCATGGCAAGCTGGATTGAGTCAAGTGTGCTCAAGTCAACTGTTGTGGCTCAGTAATAATTAACGAAACATTTTCCAATAAGGAGAAATAAAAAATGGCTCTAAAAGCAGATAGATACGAAAAGGCAACTGATATTAGCCACTTTTACAGTGCTGGAGCAGTTACAAGAGGCGGTGTTGTTGTTCTTGACAACGTAAACGCTTCTGGTGCAGCAATGGACCAAGCCGCTAACAAAGTGAAATATAAGCAAGCGACTCCTTCTGACGTTGTTCGAGGAATCCTTCTTAACGATGTTGTTGACAAAGATCAAACCCAGACCCATTTGGACATCTACAAGAATGAAGTACCTCTGAATGGTAAGGTTACAATTCTAACAGAAGGCTATGTTGTTACCAACAAGATTACTGGTACTCCAGCTCCGGGTGACCCAGCATACGCCGACTCAGCAACTGCTGGAAACCTAACGAACACCGCCGATGATGCTGAAGCATCTGGTAACCTTCGTGTTGGTCGTTTCGACACTAACAAAGACGCTGACGGCTACGCCAAAGTGTCTGTTAACCTGCCTCAGTAATCAAGAAAGATAAGGAGAATACATAATGGCTCTTAAAAGACCTGATGAAAGTTTTATTGACATGCTTCGTAAGTCGGGTAGTCAAGATTTGGGAGTTGCACAAGCAGCTCAAAGAGAATTTGCCAAAGCTCTTGAATTGCCGCTACGTAAAGGCGTTCTGGTTGGTGACATTCTCGGTAATATTTTCGAAACCTTTACTGTTGAGCCGGGTGGCTCTACAGAATATCCACTCGACTTGATTCCTCCGGGACTTGAGGGTGAGCACGTCGCTTACACCAATCCGGGGCATGGTCGAATTCCTGAGCGTAGCGTCGAGTCTGGTTACGTGATGATTCCAACCTTCGGGATTGCTTCATCTATTGACTATCTGCTTCGATATGCACGAGAAGCCCGTTGGGATATCGCTGCACGTGCTATGCAGGTTATGGAAGCTGGTTTCACCAAGAAGATTAATGATAGTGGTTGGCACACGCTTCTAGCGTCTGCTGTAGACCGCAACATTGTTGTTTTCGACGGTGTAGCTCCAGAAGGAATGTTCACTAAAAGACTAGTTTCTCTTATGCAGACAGTCATGCGACGTAACTCTGGTGGTAACACTGGATCATCTAATCGTGGCCGCCTGACTGACTTGTATGTTTCTCCAGAAGCTCTGGAAGATGTACGTAACTGGGGTCTGGATCAAGTTCCAGATGCTGTTCGTGTTAGCATTTACAATGCTCCTGAGAATGGTGCTCCAATTACACGTATCTTTGGTGTTAACCTGCATGACTTGGATGAGCTTGGCGAAGGTCAAGAGTATCAAACATTCTACGAATCTTCAGAAGGTCTGGACGGAGACGTTCAAACCAACGATGCTGAAATTGTAGTTGGTCTTGATCAATCGTCTACTGACGCATTCGTTATGCCAGTGAAGCAAGAAGTTGAAATCTTCGAAGACCCTGCTATGCATCGCCAGCAACGTGTTGGTTTTTACGGCTGGGCCGAAATGGGATTCGGCGTTCTTGACAACCGTCGTATTATCATCGGCTCATTCTAAGCCGGTTGAATCATAAGAAAGAGTCGTCTTCAGAGTTCTGGAGGCGGCTCTTTTTTTGTGTATAATAGGGTAGCACAATCCAGCAGGACTACGGTTTTTTCAGGAGATACATATGTCAAAAATGTCCAACTATCTCGAATCTGCACTTGCGAAACACATTCTCATGGGGGATGAGTTCAGTAAGCCAGGCGAGATCGCTATAGCTCTTACAAGTGGGGTTCCACAGGATTCAGATGATGGTAGCACTATCCCTGAAATCCCCCTGACTATTAATGGTTCAGGAACTGGTTACGCTAGAGTTTCTCTAGATGACCCCGCTACCAGTGGTGATTCTCGATGGGTAGAACTGTCTGGAGTAGCTTCTATTGATGGTAACGTTACTTTCGGCACCGCTCTATTAGATTGGGGATGGGTTTCTGGAATTGCTATTTTAGACAATTCAGCTCACGGTTCTGGTAACTTACTTTTCTACGCTCAACTTACTAACCCACGAATTATGTATACTGGAGACGGTCCTCGCATCAACGACGACGCCCTTAGTATTACATTTAAATAAGGGAATAGAGAATGGTTTACGACAGCAGTGAGTACATAACGTACATCCAATCTTTATTGCCGGATAACGCTACTCAAGAGATTTCTCCAGCAGACCTTCGCTCTGCTTTCTTTGCCACAGCAGACTCTTTGCATCTACTATTAAATGGGGCGATAGACACAGACAATCTGTCTTCTCCTGAAGATAGAAATACGTCTGTTGGCCTGAAAGCTTTAGGTAAAATTTCTAATCCGGGGTATAGCAGCTCTGATAGTACGTCGGTTGGTTACAACTCTTTGGGGTCTAACTTCACTGGTCTCAAGAATACCGCCGTTGGCTCTAACGCTCTTAGCTGCAATATCTATGGTAGCCAAAATCTAGCAGTTGGTTTTAGAGCTTTAGCAGGTAACATTAGAGGTTCTGGAAATACAGGGCTTGGTAACCATTCTCTTCAGTCTAACAAAGATGGTGATTTCAATATTGCTATTGGTCATGGAGCTGGTTATTACATTGACAATTACCCAACCAACCTGTCCGCTAATAGCTATAAACTGTTCGTAGGCGTTCATGAAGTTGATTCTGACAGTATTTGCAGTGACGATTTTTCTACTTACAGAAGCCCACTGCTCTATGGTGATTTGAAAGAGTTGCAACTAGGAGTTGCCACTTCTGTTCTACACGATTTCGGAACCGTACAAGTTGGTGGAGATGTCACACCTTCAATAAACGGTGTTGGCTCCGTAGGTAACGCCCAAAGGTCTTGGGATTCTTTTGCCGTAATGAGCGGCATCTCTTATCACAGTGCTAGCGGCATGACTTTCGGATATTACACACCACGCGATCAGGAGCAGTATCCCAACCAATACACCCACAATACTGTACTATACCTAGATGGAAATGGTAGATTTGGGTTGGGTGCTGTTCCATCCGGTCAGGGACTTATGACAGTCGCTGGAAACATTGTTCCCGGTTCTGACAGTATCTATAAGATTGGTACTCCAGAATTGATGTGGGACGGTTTCTTTAATGACCTTGTCGTGAGTGGAAATGCCACAATAAACGACTTACAATACAACACTATTAATGAGTGCCTGTATGATTGCAAGACGTTGCATCTTGCCACAAGTGGATTCTGCGACCCATCTGGCGGTCTCATTACTAGCTCTGTATGTGGATATCTTAGTGATGAAGCACTAGATGGAGCCGGTTTTGAAGTGCATTCAAGTGGCAGTGATTATCAACGTGATTACAGATTTATCTACAAGTTCCCTAATCAGGAGTTAACCTGCCTTGAAGAAGACAGTCACTATTCCCGTTCTCGATGGTTTTCTAACATTAGTATTGAAGTTGATTCTGGGCGACACATTCAAACCGATAGAGTATTGGCGACCAAAAATCTTTCTATGGTTAGCCAGAGCGGTTGCTATGGTGTGTTTATTAGGGGTGGTGAACAACATACTTACTCTGCCCCAGAGAATTTTGCATTATCTCAGTATAATGATTCCTTTAACGTAGTCAATAGCGGCGACGTTGGAGTAGGCTCGTATAGCCGAACTCGCGGCAGTGTAGTTGCAAACAGAATGCTTGTTGATACTAACGGATCTGGATATCTTATTGGTTTTTCTAACAATTATGTAGACACCAACCAGACAAGCGGTACTCAGTCTCTCGATAGATTCGTTTTAAAGTCTCACGACACTAATAGTTCTAACAACACTGACGCTCTTGTTGTTATGCGTAAATACGATAGTGGGTTGGTGGGTATTACTAACATACCAAGTGGATCTTTCACGCATATTCCAGCCACTATCTTCAATGTTCAAGCTGCTAGCAACTCTGAAGTTAGATTTTCCAGTCGATCCTTAACACCTTCAAAAGTTCAGATTCTCGGTAATGGGAATATGAGAGCTTCTGGAGCGGAGCTGACTTACAGCCCATCTACTGAGATGTTTGACGTTTCTGTGCTGAGGTCTTCAGGTTCAAATGGAGCGGCTCAGGGGGCTATTTCTGTAAACGATAACGGTTTCATAGGCATCGGTGTAACACATCATAACTATGTACGAAGATTCGACGCTAACGCTCCACTTACTGTAAACTACCAAGGCAGTTTAAGCGGAACAATATCGCTTAAGTCTCAAACAGATTCTGCATCTTCAACCAATGAGTATGGTAAGATTTATGTGAAACCACATACTGGCTATATGCAGACTGAAGCTCTGTATTTTAGAGACGGCACTGGTAACGAATTCCGCATTCCTGTTAATCAGAACAGCGATGATTCTCTATTGTATGTCGACGCTAATGGCAACACTCATGGTGGTATTGACTCTCCTGCCACGAGACCTGTTTCAGGATCGGCTGGACGAAATACTTCATTAGGCCACTCAGCTCTTAAAGACTTGGGGATTGGAGATGACAATACCGCTTTGGGGTACTATGCTGGTCAGAATATATCCGCTTCAACTGAAAACGTTTTCGTTGGTAGTTATGCTGGCGAGAATATGGAAGTGTCCGGCACTACTGTAACCAAAAACACCATCCTTGGTAACGAGACAGCTAAGAACGTCGCTCATGGTAGTAGAAACGTATTGATTGGTGCTAGGACTTTAAAAAGCGGCACTTCATCAATCTCTGACTCTATTATCATCGGCAACTGCCTTAAAGAGTCTGGAAACGTATCTGATTATAGCTTCTTGATTGGCAATGGGCAAATCCCTCTAATGGAAGGTGTTCTTGGCCCTAACGCTGACAGCAGAAAACTTTGGGTTAATACAGACAAGTTTGACGTTAAGCATTCCTACCAGACCACATCCCTTCGTACTTACCAGTCTACCGATAAATTTATTGGCAAGACAGATAATAAGAGGTTTTCTACTCTACAAATAAGAGATGACGAATCTGGCATTGGAACTACTGAATTTGGTGGCAACATCAATGCTGGATTCAGTATTGATTTTGCTAACGCGAGTGGCTATGCTGGAACATTAATGTCCTTCTCATATGACGCTATTCCTATGAATACTGGTGTCACTTGGGAAGAACCTGATGTCGCTAGACCCTATGCCGAACTAAGAGGCGATCTGCGGTTAGTTGGAGACATTTTATTTTCTGACGGCACTACTCTTGGTTCTACTCTCGGAGCAACTTTTGCTGCCGGTACTGGCATTAGAAGAGAAGATGTAGACGGTACGTCTTACATGCATCTCGATTTTAGTGATCTTATTGATTCCACTGAAATAGTTGGCAGTATTGATACAGCTAATAGCTACCTCGCTTTGGGTACTGCAAGTGGTGCGAATTCTCCTGTTGGTAGAGTTAGTATCAATACGTTATCAAGCCTAGTGGCCAGTGGGTACGCATCCGTATCTGACAATTGTAATCACGTATTTACCAGTGCTAACGTGTTAGTGGGTCAAAATGACTCATCTGTATTTATCGGATGTGATACTGGAGCTTCAGCTACTGGATGGAAACATTCAGTAATGATTGGATCTGAGGCTGGTAAAAACGCAACTACTCCAAACGTAGGCTTAGCTACTGACACCTCTTCTACATTCATTGGATATAGAGCTGGTTACAACGCTGACAATCTGGAGAACGCAACGTTTATTGGTAGCAATGCTGGTAAAAACGCAGCGGCAGCTTCCGACTCTATATTCATTGGATCAAGTGCTGGTCTAGACTCTAGCTATAACAATTCTATTGGTATTGGTGAGCACGCATTACGAGGTGACGGTGTCACAGAGACTGGTGAGAATAATATTGAAATAGTCGCTGGATTACTTGACAATCAAAGACTGCTGTATAACAGCCCCGGAGCTGCTAATAAGATCAATATAAACAATGTTCTTGCTGGAGATGCTGGATTACGTAGATTATCTATCGGAGATGCAGTTCTTACGCCAGATGCCCCTCTTTCTGTTCGTAAAGACAGTACAATAGAAGGGCATTCTGGAATCGTTCCAGTTCAAACTTGGTACTGCGATGATGTAAAAGTTGCCGAAGTTACCTGCGAGGGCTACTATGCTAAAGGATTGCCTATATTTATCGAGGGGTATTCAGCGGCTATTGCAGCTCCTTCAGAAGGCGGTATGACTTCTGGTATTGCTACGGTTAAGAATAGTGATTGGGGCGATATAGCAACTGTATATCTAGTGAATAGAGATCACACTCTTTCTGTTCCAAACGGTGCTTATTACAACGCCACGTTGATTAACGGCACTTATAGACCAACTTGGATTGGCTGTTCATAAGGAGCTACGATGGGTCGCCCACCAGACAACTGCTCTTGTGTATGTACAACCACGTCCACAACGACAACAACTACCACAACTCCACCTCCTACGGCGGCTTGCTGTGTGAGCCAGAGCTGTTTTGAGTTAAATCAGCAGGATTGTTTAAACTCTGGCGGGACTTGGCATTCTGGTGAAACTTGTCAGACTATTGACTGGCGTGTATGTGCAACTACTACCACTACTTCACAACCGGGAGGCTCTTGTTGTTTATCTTGGAATGGAGAGAGAGCTTGTATCGATTTTATGATATTTGAGTACTGTGAGGAGCTAGGTGGCGAATTTCATGTTGGGCAATCATGTTCATATGAAGTATGCGAAGATTTATTTGTAAGCACTTTCGGAGAAGCTCCAAATTGTGGGTTTGCTACTTGGCAGACTTTTAAAAATCTATATGGCTGTGCTCTATTTTCTATGACTGGATGCGACTGCGATGACGCTAATTTTGACATAGAGTGTACTGACTTTGTACAAGAATATGGATTTTCTAATGAGGCGACTGGCCAACATAGTAATTTTGAGGAAAACTATTGGATAGAATGTTTACATGGACATACTACTACTACAACCACAACTACCACAACAACGACTACAACTACCACAACAACAACGACTACGACTACGACGCAACCACCTACAACTGGAACTTCATCTACTACAACGACTACTGCCGAGCCAACCACCACAACCACGACTACTGCCGGGCCAACAACCACGACTACAACTACTGCCGGGCCAACAACAACGACTACTGCCGGGCCAACCACGGCCACAACAACGACTACTACTTCTATACCAACAACAGGTACAGTTCCACCCACAACAGGTACAGTTCCACCCACAACTACTACTTCTACAACAACGACAACACTAGACCCAACCACTACAACCACCACACAGTCTCCGTATGATCGCTGTTTATCTCTAGGATATACTAATCTACAATGTGAAAAATGTTTAGGTCCGGGTAGAACTAACAATGGTGGCTGCTATGATCAAAACGATACGTATGGATACATATGTGACGGAACGTGGAGTGGAAATAGTAATTATAATTCAAACCCATGTAGACCAGCCGGGTCTTCTAATAGTGATTTCCCACCATAATTTATCGTTTTAGGAAAAGGAAACATATGTTATTAACAATAGGAATGGCTCACTGTAATGATTTTGACGGAGCCTATTTTACAATTCAAGATATAAGAAAAGAGCTTGTTTATAATAATAGACAAGATTTAATGAACGAGATTGAGTTTTTGATCGTGGACAATAGTCCTGATAAAGACAATCTTCATAGAACCAGTCTACAGAATTTCTCACGAGATATGAAGGACGTGAGAATAACTCACCACAGAGACACACAAGGCACGTCTGCCTCTAGAAACGCGGTGGTGGAAAACGCTAATGGTAAATATGTGTTAGTAATGGATTGTCACGTTTTACTCTGTCCCGTTGTGGAAACATTAGACAAACTAATTACATTCATAAAAGAAAACCCTGACGCTAAAAATCTGTATAGTGGACCTCTAGTATATGATAACTTCGCTGGTGAAAGCACACATTTTAACGACGAATGGTCTTCACAAATGTGGGGACAATGGAGAACTTCTTGGGATTGCAAGTGTGGAGACTTCAAATTCTCTGTAGAAAAAAACACTAATAACACATGCGAGATGAGAGATACTGCTTCTCAAGATATTTACTACGAGTGCCCAAAATGTAAATCTTCAATAAGAGATATTTCTTACTATGGACATGAGTCGGTTCTACATAAACAATCTTACGTTACATCTCATGATACTAAAAAACCTTTTGAAATCTTCTCTCAAGGATTAGGACTGTTCTTTGTTAAAAAAGATCAGTGGCTTGGTTTTAATAAACACGCTGTTGGCTTTGGCGGTGAAGAGGGGTATATACATGAAAAATATAGAAAAAATGGTCGACATGCTATATGTCTTCCGTTCTTAAAATGGATGCATAGATTCCACAGGCCGGATGGCGTTAAATACCCACTGACCATGCATAATAAAGTACGTAACTACATTCTTGAATTCACCGAGTTGGAAAAACCACTAGACGAAATCCGCAGACACTTCGTAGATGAACATCATTTCTCTATGGAAGAGTGGGATAAACTAGTAGTTGAAGCTAAAGATATCTATAAAACCAAGGAAACCAAAGTCTCGGTTAAAAGCAAACCCTCATTCATCACTTGTATTTGCCCTACTTATAAAAGACCCAAGCACATGGCTGCGGCTGTTAAATGCTTTGAGGAACAAGATTATCCTAAAGATAGGTGTGAGCTGATCATACTTGACGACGCTGGTCAGGTGAACTCTTGCACTGGTGAAAACTGGAAACTTGTAAGCACTACAGACAGAGTTGGTAACCTGTGGGGTAAATTTAACGCTATTGCAGAATTAAGAAATCCAGAAACGGATATTATCTGTGTGTGGGAAGATGATGACATATATCTTCCGTGGCATATCAGTTCAATCGCTAAGTCCAGAAAATCTGGTGAGAAACAGTTTTTTGCTCCTAGTTTTGCCTATAGTAATTACGGACAGACAATGGGCGATGTTGTAAAGGAGAATTGTAGTGGCAGATTTCATGCTACTTGGGCTTACTCAATAGAACTGTGGAAAGATGTTAATGGTTACGAGTCCGTTCTAAACATTAACGGAGACAAGGTTATGAGGGAAAAATGTCTACGTTCTGCTGGCGAGTATACTCGTTATGAAGGTACTAACCCTTCTTACATCTACAGATGGGCTAGAGCTGATTGGCATACCAGTGTAATTTTAGACCTAAAAAGTGAACAGGAATTTCAAGAAAAGTGGGACTATTTAGGGTTTAAGCCTTTTGAAAAGGTGAATGATTTTAAGCCTGTGTTCGATGAAGAGGCTTTGGTCTTATACAAGAAGTTTGTTGGAAAATAGTGTATTAACTAGTAGTGGAGAAGCTATGAATGTTTATGAAATAGATCTTGAAATAGTGACTGTGCTGAGTATAGCTTTAACAAGGTAATAGAATGGCCAGTAAAATTCATCAAGGGGATGTCGGAACTAGACTCCTTGTAACTGTAAGGGAGAGCGGTGTGGGTATTGATCTCACTACCGCTTCTGGTTTACAGATTATCATAAAGAATCCTAGTGGCGAACTTCTGTACAACTTGGCAAGCACTCTAGATGATGGAAGTGCTCTATCTGGAGTCATGTACTACGATACTGTTTCTGGTGATATTACACAAGTTGGTGTTCATAAGCTTCAAGCAAAAGTGCTATCTGCATCAACTTCCTTTGCTACTGATGTTTATACATTTCCTGTAGATAGAAACTTGGGAGGTTAATATGTCTTGGCAGGGTGAGATCACAACAATGGTGAGAGTTATCGTTAACGATTTAGACTCTGATAACTATACCTATTCATCTAGCAGGATAGAGACTTGTATCCTTGCAGCCGCGCAAATGACAGCAACAACCGTCCCATTCGACAACATATACACTATAAGCATCGAGGGGGGTACTCTATCTCCCGATCCTACTGAAACTTCTCCTAGAGATGACGCTTTTATTACTCTAGTTGGTTTACGTACAGCGTGTATGATAATAGGTAGCGAGATTAGAAGCGAGTCTGGAAATGCTATTTCTATCAAAGACGGACCTTCAGCTATCGACCTGAGAGGTGTTTCTAAAACTCTTACGGTTTACTATAAAGACTTGTGTGACAAATACGAACAACTTGTGCTAGACTATCGTGCTGGAAACAGTATAGCTGGACAGGTTATCACTGGACCTATTGCTACTGAGAATGAGTATTACAGACCAGTAGTACACAGAAATGGGATGTTTAACTAATGGCAACAATTAAAACAAAAGCTGATTTGCTTACAAGTATTGGAGTAGACCTTGCGGACAATAACGCGGGTAATATTTCAGCGGAAGATGTACGTCACAATATTGAGGATGTAGTAGCTTCAATTAATACTGTAGTAGCAAGTGGAAATACAGATACTGACACACCTTTCACATACGACGTTAGAGCAGAAGTACAAGACCCCGGTGGATCACCTTATGGCGGTACATTCATCGCTGAGTCTGGACTACTTTTCCCTAATGCTCCAAACAACAGCGGCTCACGACAGGTAGAACCTTGGTTGGGTGTTGAAAATATCGACCACCGAGAACTCGGAAATCTTGACGATGGAGACCCTCACTCTCAATACGTACCAATCAGCGGTGCTCGCCCTATGACTGGCAATCTTCAGTTGGGAGGTAATTGGGTTGGAGCTTCTGGCACAGACAATGGTCTGAAATTTACTCCTAACGTAGAAGGTGGGCAGGACATTACTGTCTCTGGAGAATTCCAGTATGCAGATAGTTCCGTTAATAATTCCGCTAGAGGGGTAGCAAAAGCCTTTATTAATTTCAATGCTGGTGGAAGCGGAGTCCCACCCAGTGTTCGATCTGCCTATAATGTGACGGAAATCGAAGATTTAGATGTTGGAAAATTCCGCATTAAGTTTGCTTCTGGTGTTCTTGGGGATCACTACATCGCTATAGGAAGCAGTAACGCAACATCGTCTTCTGGAAACATGGAAGACTTTGATGTTAACACCGTTGGTCTCGTATCAAGATCCGGTGTGGACCCAAATAAAACCATTACCTTCGTTGTTAGAAACGACGCTGGTGAATATGTAGATGCTGAGATCAATGAGTTGGTAGTTTATTCAGATGGTCCCGGCGTAACTACAGACTCTGTAACAATCATCTAATTGAGAGATCATATACATGTCTGAACACATTATCGTACTGGCTGACAGAGTAAAAGAGCTTAGCCGCACCACTGGAAGTGGAAACCTTCAGTTGGATGGAGCTGCTACAGGTTTTAGTTCGTTTGCTGATTCGTACACATATAACGACGCTGTATTCTATGCGGTGACTGACGGAATTAACTACGAAGTAGGCTCTGGTCAGTATATTCTGGATGGGTCTACCGATGCACTGACTAGATTCCCACACAAGAGTTCTAACAGTGATAATATCGTAAACTTCCCAAATGGAGTTAAGGAAGTATATGTAACATATCCCGGTAAATACGCAGTGATGACAGCGGGTGGGCTTGATGGTTTTGATGAGCCAGACGCTAGCGGTTTAGCATTTTGGGGCAGTAATCAACTTCTGAATTACGACTCAAATGTTGTTTGGGACAAAGACAACACTCGCCTCGGTATTAACAATGCGGCTCCTACTTACACAATTGATATTGGTGGAGAAGCAACCGAGTCTAGCATTCGCGTATCTGGTCTGATCGTTGGTTCTTCTGGTGTAACCTTTTCGAATGCCGTCCAACTTACAGCGTACACTGAAAACGCCCTAGATGCAACCACTGGTACAGATGCTGTGCTTGAGTTAAGTGGTGTGTCTAATCAGATTATTAAATTCCAAGAGCAAAACGCTGGACTATTCTTCTCTGGTCCACCTTCTGGATGCAATCCTTCTGGTGCGTGTGCCCCCGACTATCCGTCGTTTCGAGCTATCACAGATGATGATCTCCCTTCCCTCTCTCATATGTACTTAACCCAAGAGCCAGATGCTTACACAGCTTCTGGTATGGAAAGTGGCGTAGGATTCTGGGCGGACAGTGGCGTTATGGATCATGATCCATACTTTGTGTGGGATAAAGCTAATAACTATCTTGGTGTAAATAAGAAAACTCCCACAGTAGAACTTGATGTTAATGGTGATGCTACAATCAGTGGTCAAATTATCACTGGTGGAGATGTAATCGTTGGTGGTACATTAAATGTTAAGGGCAATTTTACATATGTAGACAGTACAACTGTTACAATCGCTGATCATCAGATTGAGCTAGCTTCCGTGAGTGGTAATGCTACTCTAGATGATAGTCAAATTGACGATGCCGGTATCGTGATCAAGTCTACAGATTCTGATAAGAAGTTCACTTGGAGAGATGCTACAGATGCTTGGACAAGTACTCAAGCTATTGATGTTCCTTCTGTGATCTTTGACGATTCTTCAGTTATCAGTGGAGCTTATCATGCCGGTAGTGGTCTTGAAATTCACAATGGGATTGAGATTAATATCGCAGATGTGTTTAAGGTGGCTGGAAACGACGCCATAACGACAAATATCCTTCAAGCTGATACTCTTGCTATCAGCGGTATCAGCGGCGTTAGCGTGTCTGTGAGCACTAATGGTGCTGTCAAGACAATGTTGATTAATCCATCTGTATTGATTGGTAATCTAGAGGTTTCTGGTAATGACAATTCAGCAGCTATTCTTGCAAACTCAGCCAGCGGCGTAGCTATCTCTGGATACCTGCAAGGTGAATTTAATGCTCTGGAAAATGAAACTGATATCAACACTCTGGACATCATTTATCATGATAACGCCATTCTTGCTAACTCAGCTAGTGGAGTGGCTATCTCAGGATGGGCTGCTTACACAATTGATGCTTCTGGTGAAGTTCTAGACACGCTGATTGACGCTGTGTCTGGTTACGCTAAGGCTTACACAGATGGTGTGTCTTTTGACGCTGGTAATGGTTGGATTCTTTCTGACATGCTGGATAATACCGAGACTATCACAAACAACACTGTAACGATCAGTGGTGTGAGCGGTATCAATACCTTCTACGACGCCGCAGATGATAACATGATCATCAGTGCTGAAAGTATTCAGTCTGATATCACTTTGATCAATACAAATATTCTAGCTAACTCAGCTAGTGGGGTAGCCATCTCTGGGTGGGCCGGAACAGTCACTACTGATTTGCAGTCTCAGATCACTGATGTCTCTGGTTGGGCGGCAGCGGGTGGTACGAGCCTGTCAGCCGGTACTGGACTAATGGTAAACGGTAGCTCTTATCATACCAGTGGCATTGGTTACTTCTCTAACATTCGTAGCTACGGCATTTCCGATCCTGTCAGTTTGGGATCGAGTGCAAATACAGATGGTGTTAATGGGGTGTTTATTGGTAGGTTGTCTGGAAACGGCACTACTGGCGATATGTCAGAAACCGTTGCTATCGGATACAATGCTGCGCAAGCTGCTTCTGAAACAAATGGTGGAGTGTTTGTTGGCCCGGCTGCTGGATTGCAGGCTAGTGGAAATGACGGATGCGTTGGCATTGGTGATCAAGCGTTGGGTTTTGCTGATGAGTGTTATCGCACAGTTGGTATTGGTCACTTTGCTGGTAAGGAATCTGTTTATTCTACTGGCACTGTGTTCGTTGGTATGCAAGCTGGCCAAGGGTGTTATAAAGTTAATTCATCTTTAGGTTTAGGTCAATACTCTTTATATCAGAGCAGTGATGTCTCTTCTAGTTTAGGTTTAGGTCAATACTCTTTATATCAGAGCAGTGATGTCTCTTCTAGCATATCTATCGGTTATGGATCAATGTATAGTTCTAGCGGAGTTGATTACGATATCGGTTTAGGGTATGACGTTTTAAGAGGGTCGGTTAATTCAATCCGAAATATTGCTATGGGTTACCAATCTATGTATCAAGTCAGCGGCGTTGTTGACACTATCGGCATAGGTAGTCAGGCTGGATACCAAGTAAACAATCTTGATTATAACTTATTCATTGGCTTCAACGCTGGATACAGAGCGTCTGGAGATGGCTATAGTAACTTTATTGGCTATAAATCAGGATACACCTCTAAGACCGATCTTTCAAACTTAATTGGCCACGAAGCCGGTTCTAACATGGGCTATTATTCTACCACTTACCCACACGCTCTGTCCGGCGTAGTGGCTTTGGGTAGTAGAGCTGCCGCAAAAGGTAGGTCTCTGAATAACGACAATAGAGCCGTAAATTCCAATCTAGTTAACGCCATCTTCATCGGAGAAGAGGCTGGTTATAACACAAATAACGTAGACGGGTCAATCATATTTGGTAAGCGAGCTGGTTCTTACGATTGGAACAACTCATTTACAAACGATAAAGAATATACTATCAACAAATCTGTTGTAATTGGCTACTATGCAGCGTTCAAAGATGACAATAATTGGAATAGTGTTCATAGAGTAATTACTAACTCTTTTATTACTGGGCATCAGGCTGCATACGACATACTCGGAAATATTTCTGACTCAATAATTATTGGTAGCGATGCTGGAGCTGTTAGTAGCGGTGCTTATAATATCTTCTTGGGTAAAAATGTTGGCAGTGGAATTGGTGGTAGTAACAATATAATCTTAGGTTCTGGAAAACAAACCGGGTTGGTTAACAATATTATTAACCTGAACGACACTATTGTTGCTTACTCAACTGATCACAGATACACAAGAATTGGTGATAGCAAAGACCTTAGTGACACTGCCACTCTTTCTATTAAGCCAGCTCAAACAGATCAAAACGTACTGAATCTGTTGCATGGTCAATCAGCTCCTACTGTCGATATGATGGTAGCACAGACGGGAGCTTCTCCGTTCAGCACTGGTAGGAATGCAGTTATCAATAAAAATGGCTTCCTAAGAATTCCTTCTTTTGCCAATGTATCAGCAGCTACTGCTGCTGTATCTGCCACTACTAACGAAGGCGTTCTCCTGTTCGCTGGAGATAGTATTTTAGTCTCAGATGGCTCAGTTTGGTTCTCTGGTGCTATGATAGAAATTCCTTAAAAAATTAAGTTTGGAGAAAATAAATGGCTATATATGTTAAGGCTATTGATTCTAATGATATACAGAATGGTAGGATTGTTGTTAGTGTAGCGGGTGGAGCTGATACTAAAACGATTTCACCTCCTGAAAACGTTGTGATGACATCTGGCGAAATGAACAGCATGTGGGACGATAGATTTCTCTATCATTATGGGGGCGGTCCTAATGGAGTAGAAGTATAATGCCCGTTAGCATTCCAGAATCAGTATTCGATAAGTACTTCGATGTTGTCGATTCGACATTTGACATATTTGGTGTCACGTGTCAGTTGGTAATGGTGGAGAGCGTCGAAGTTGACTCTAGTGCTGCGAGTAATGTACCTGTGAACAATTCCATTAACGCTCATAAAAAGAAGCAGAAGCAGTTCAATAAGGGCGGCAAAACTGTTACTCAACAGGAAGTCTTACAAGACATTAAGCTTAAGGTCTATTGGGATCAGAAGGATTTTACCAAAGTTTCCAATAACATGGTTGTTCCATCTAATTCAATTCAAACTATATTCTTTGCTACTGACCTGATTGACATATCTAAAGCCAAGGCTTTGATTGTACATAAGGGAATTAAGGATGTAACTGAAATGCGTTTTGTGAGAGCCGGTGAGCCTTTTCCAATGGGATTGCGTCAAGAGAGATACTTTGGTTGTTTTTGGGAGCGTGCATAATGGCAATCATACTTACTGACACGGTTAAGTCCGTAGAAGATAAGATAGCTAAAGCTACCGCTAAAGTTTTGAATGCTAGAGTTAAGAAGAACAAAAAATCTGTCACAGATAAGTTGTTTCGATCCATACCTAATTGGGTAGTGTCACAGCCTGAAATAGAGAGTATGTTAAAAGAGGGCGTTCCCGGCTCGCTAAATGCTCAATTCGGTTTATTGCCGGGGCAAGCGGTAAAATTCGTAGACGAACTAACTAAAGCTATCATAGACGCCACCGAAGTAATTGTTACCCCTTTTGGTACAAATTTTACAGGTAGTGTTGCTTTTAATTTTCAGCCAGTGGATTTTGCGAATTTACTAAAAATGAATAGCACTTATCTAAACCTGAAAAATAACATTCAGGTCAATTGGCTAGAATGGCTCTTAAAAAGAGGTGATTCCATTATTGTTGTGGGATATCACTACTTTCCCAATGTGGGAAATGGGCGGTCTGGTGGTGGCACAATGCAACAAGGACTAGCTTGGAGAGTTCCACCTGAATTTTCAGGAACATCAAAAGACAACTTCGTTACTAGACTTTTCTCAGGTAGGGAAAAGGTAATCACCGCTCTACTTCCCCTGTTACTAAAGGCTTAAAATGTCAGAACTAAAAGGTTTCACAAGCGTACATAACGCGACGTTAAGCACTGACATAGAAGACTCTGTAGTGGAGTACTTCAATTGGAGCCTATTAAACAAGGGTAACTATTTCAACGTATACCTGAACGATCTTTCTCCAGACGGAGACGACCTTAGTCGCCTGAGAATGCAGAAGATTAAAGGTGTGGACAATGGTAAAGTATGGGCTGGATTCAGGAAGAATTGGGTGTGGCAAAGCGGTGTCACTTACTCCGATGGACCACCCCCTCTTGTAGGTACTAACAATACAGTGCCGGGTGTCTCTGGAGTATATGTTGATGACGTGTTTTACCCAAACGACACAGTGGGAGATTTCTCCCATTATGTCGACCACGATAGTGGATTGATCATCTTTGATACAGCTATTCCGACTGGATCAAAAGTACAGGCTGAACATAGCTATAAGTGGATTAATGTGTGTTACGCTCATACCATCCCTTGGCTTAAAGAGTTGATGCAAAATAACATGCAGCCAGATGACGATTTCCTAGATCAGGATTCCGTTAGATGGGGTAAGACTAGAGACTCTACTGTAGAGTTGCCTACTATAGCTATTGAAATAGTTCCAGTAAGAAAATTTAAACCTTATGGATTAGGAGGTGGTCAGTGGGTCTATACAGATATGCTGTTCCACTGTATCGGGGAAGATAATAGCACAAGGGAAAAACTTATTGATATTGTGTCACTGCAAAGCGACAGCAGTATTAGTTTGTTTGATAATAATAAAATAGTCAACTCTGGAGATTCACCTATAGATAACTACGGTGCTGTTGTTTCTGGAGCTATGAGATACCCTGATCTAGTTAATAATCACTTTGGCGGGAGAATAAAACTCACCGACACGAGAACTCAGGAAATGGTAGAGATCAATTCTAACATTTATGCAGGTTCAGTGAGAATAACTACAGAGGGCGTTAAAACAAATATCTAAGCTTTTTGTGTATAAAAAGTTAGTAATCTTTTACAAAGGAGAGTTCAAATGTCTAATAATAATAGAATCTTTTACGCCGGTCAGTCTGTGGCTATTACAAATCACGGCGATGAATCAATAAGTACCGGAGATATGGTACACGGCGCTCAAAGTGTATCTAGCACCGTTTCTTTCAATCCAGAACAAGCTTTTGAGCTGTCTCAGATTGAGATTTATGAAAATATCGATGGTACGCCAGATGTTGAAGTGACAATCGAAAAGCTGATCGATGGATACCCACTACTATATCATATGGCTACTACTGGCGTTGGAGCCGGTCCAAATGGTATCGTAGCTCGTTCTAAGCAGCGATGCGATGTTCGCATTGGTATCTTCGACGAAACGCAAAACAACGTTGCTGCTGGTGGTGACGCCGAAGTTGAGATTTACTGCTCTGGCATGTATGTAGGCTCTGTGTCTTACAATATTCCAGTTGATGGAAACTCAACCGAGTCTATTACTTTGGTTGGAAACCATAAAAACTGGCTAACTGGCGATACTGCTGTGACGCGTAAAACAATCGCCGCTGCTGTTGCTGACTTTGACGGTTTAGACTCACCTCTGGCTCTACAAGAATTGGGCAGTGGCGGTATCCAAAGACGTGAAGATGTTATGATTGAAGACTGCATTCTTCCAGTATCTATTAAGGGGGTTGCTGGTAACGGCGTTGGTAATGGTAAAGTTGGCGGAACAAACCTTGTTCACATTCAATCTATTGCTATTAGTACTGACTTCTCACGTGAGGATGTGATGGAACTTGGTAGCAAGAATCCTTACTATCGCCCAGCTGGTTTTCCGGTGGAAGTTACTTGCGACATCGAAGCTATTTCAACTTCTGGTCACTTTGTGAGTGCTTATGAAAATGGTGATCCAGCACTTGTTGGAACCCCCCAAGAAGGTAACAACACTCAAGAAGAGAGCATCTTCATTAAGTTGCGAGCTGATATTGCCTTCGACCTTGGTAGTAAGAACCGTCTAACATCAGTTACCTACGGTGGTGGTGATGCTGGTGGTGGAAATGTGACAACCAGATATAGTTATTCTAACTTCAATTCATTGGACGTTCAACATGCGACCCATAACCTTGTTGGCTTTGGAGCAAATAGCTAATCTAGTGAGTGGTGGTCACTAGAGGATCTACGTAGCGGACCGCGATAGCAAAAATAGGATAGGGCGAGTGTTCCGCTACGTCAGGAAAGGAATAAAAATGCAATACAACAAATACTCTCGATATGCAGGTTCGTAATGGATTTTCATATTCGAGAGTTTTTTGTATCTAAGATTAGAACTGGTAAGGTGCGTATTAGTATTAGTGGAGACAGCCTATTTGTATTGCCACCTACTATTGACGACAACTATCAGATTAATCTTGCTTATAACAACTCTTATAATGAATCTCTTGAAGAGGGGTTAATTACAGAGAGGGAGATGGAAGAGTGGATGAGGGAGAAGGAGATATGGACTATCGAAGACGACTTGAAGGAAAAAGAACTTGTTACTGATTTGGAGAAGTATAGGCTTGATGCCTACTCTAACAGGCATGATAAAACACTCGTAAAGACTATGCGTAATAACGTAATGCGAGCAAAAGCCATGTCTGAAATACTTCATCGTAAAAAAACACAACATATTGAGAACACCTGTGAGGGGTTATCCCTAATTGCTAAAGCGGAACGCTTTATTGAGCTTTGTACTTTTTCCAGTGATAATAGCCCCTATGACTTTCGGAAGCATTCAATCGCCCAAGTGCATCAAGCTTATAATGACCAACTCTGTACTGAAAAACAGGTACGTGAATTAGCAAGGTCTGACCCTTGGAAATCTATCTGGACAATGAAAGAGATTTCTCCTTTGTTTATTAACGGGGATAGGGACATGTCTGTTGATCAGAAGAATTTAGTTATATGGTCGAGAATTTACGATAATGTACAAGAGTCGATTGATTGTCCACCTCATGATGTGATTGACGATGACCTTTTACTAGATGGTTGGTTTATCTTCCAGAGAAAGAAAAGAGAGAAGGATTTAGCTGATAGAGATTTTGATTCAATGACTAAGAATGAAAAAATAAAGGGTGCGGATGAAATTTACATTATGGCTAATAGCAGAGAGCACGCTAAACAGATTCATGACATGAATAGCGATCATGCCAAGAAAGTAAAGTCGGAACGGGGTAAAGTGGTAAGAGAGAAGGGGAAGGCATATCAACATGATTTTCCTGACCAGAAACTTAAGCTCAGCGAACAATCGCTGGCTGCTACAAAAGAGCACTACAGGAGGAAATAATGGATGAATTTAACGTTATGAGACAAGAAAAGTCTGAGTATAAGAAAAAGAGAGAAGAGAAATATGAAGAGGATTCCGCCTCTCGTTTGTCGAAAATTATGGCTCAAAAAGTGAGAACTACTATGGTTGGTTCTCTTAGTTCCATAGAAGAACATCTTGGTTTTTTATGGGATGGAGACGATGAACAGTCACAAATGATGAAGGGGGTTTTTGATAAGCTAAGGTCTGAAATCTTAGATAAAGGAAACGCTCAGATTAGAAATGTTCAAGTTGAACTAGGTCAGTATAAAGTAAAGTGGATGAAGTATCAGGTTGTAATCCCGTTTCAGAAAATTGAGGAAAAGGAGAAAGTCTAATGGCTATTGAAAAAACCGTGGAAGTAAAAAAGAAGGTAGATGATAAAGAGGTAATAGAGAAGTATATTGTTAAAAAGCCTAATAACGAACTTGTTAGACGTGCAGAAAGACACAGAGCTAAGGTGTGGAATGAGTGCGTGATGGACGATATTCCAACTAAGGATGCGTTACGTAAAAAGCTGATTGAGAGGGGTTTCTGGTCTACCGAACAAAACAAGAAAGAACATGAGATCAGGAAAGAGCTGTTCGAGTTGGAGACCAAGCTTTACAAGGGAGATGGTAAAAGAAAAACGATGAAAATTTCTGAAGGTAGAGATTTGGCTATCAAAATCAGACAAAAAAGATACGAACTAACTAAACATCTTACCGATATCTCTTCCTTTGAATTAAACTCAGCCGAATCATTAGCTAATAACGCTAGATTTGACTTCTTTGTTGCTGAGTGTTGTTTTACGGAAAACGGGGATAAAGTGTATAAAGACTTAGCAGATTATGATTCTCGTGCTGACGACGAAGTGAGCTATGCCTGTGCTTCAGCCCTTGCGGAAATGCTGCACGGAATCGATTCTGAGTTCGAGGCAAATCTCCCAGAAAACAGGTGGTTGACACAACACAATCTTGTTAATAAAGAATTATCTCTAGTAGATAAAGAGGGGCATCTTGTTGATATTCACGGAAAGCCTATATCTGAAGATGGGTGGAAAATTAACGATAAGGGGGAGAAGGTAGATATTAATGGCAATACTCGCGATAAAGACGGGAATTATATACCAGAAGTAGTCTACGAAGATGATGAGGAAGTAGTAACATCAGCAGTTCCGGCGAAGGCTAAAACTAAAGCTAAAACTAAGAAAGAATCAGACTGAACGGATAGTTACAGGTTAGTGTAAAGGTCGTAAGTAATTTGAAAGCAGATAATGTCTGATAGATTTGTACTAACCGCAGAATTACAACTCCGTGCCCCAACCAACACTGCTCAGGTGATGCAGACGATTCAACAGCAGTTGAATGGTGTTAATATACCTGTTATTATTCAAGGGGTTCCAGCGACCAATAAGGCGTTAGGATCAGTTGAACAACGTATTAATAGTGTAAGTACAGCCGCAGAGCGGATGGGTAAATCCTTTGGGGTATCTCTTCGTCGCTTTGCGGCTTTTTCTATTGCCAACCGAGCTGTTGGGTTATTTACTACTAAAACCGCCCAAGCTATTGAAGAGGCTATTGAGTTTGAACGTGAGCTTGTTAAGATTTCTCAGGTTACTGGTAAAACAGTTAAAGAGTTGGGTGGTCTGACACAGGAAGTTACCCGTCTTTCTACCGAGCTGGGTACGTCATCAAAAGGTCTATTGGGAGTAGCTCGTATACTTTCACAGGCTGGTATCCAAGCTAACGATTTGGAAGTTTCTCTTTCTGCATTAGCCAAAACTACGCTTGCTCCAACTTTTGAGGATATCGAAAAGACAGCCGAAGGTGCGGTTGCTGTATTAGCGCAATTTGGTCAGGGTGTAGGTGCTCTCGAAACGCAGCTTGGTTCTATCAATGCTGTTGCTGGTCAGTTTGCGGTAGAATCTGGAGACCTGATTTCTGCTGTACGTAGGACTGGTGGTGTGTTCAAATCTGCCGGTGGTGATCTCAACGAATTGCTCGCCCTGTTTACTTCTGTACGTGCTACCACTCGTGAATCTGCTGAATCTATCGCTACTGGTATGCGTACTATCTTTACACGTATTCAACGTCCACAAACTATTGAATATATGAAGCAGTTTGGTGTTGAGCTGACTGACTTAGAGGGTAGATTTGTTGGTCCATTTGAGGCGATTAAAAGACTGAGTGAAGCCTTGTCTTCATTTGAAACGGGTGATATTCGTTTTGTTAAGATTGCTGAAGAACTTGGTGGCTTCCGTCAAATCGGCAAGGTACTTCCTCTTATTCAGAAATTTGAACTTGCTGAGAAGGCACGTCAAGCAGCGTTAGATGGCGGCAATTCTCTTACTGAAGATACCATTACTGCACAACAATCACTTGCTGTACAATTCACTAAAGTGAGAGAAGAATTTCTCGCTTTAGCTAGGTCTATGACGGAGACATCTAGTTTTCGTGTAATGATTCAGACTCTGTTGAATCTAAGTAGCTCTCTAATCAGCCTGTCTGAGTCGTTTAAACCCATCCTGCCTATTCTTGGCGCTCTTGCTGCTATTAAGATTGCACGCGGCATAGGGAGCTTTGCTGCCGGTATTGGTGCTGGCCTCACTAGACATAGTGAAGGTGGGCCTATTGGTTTTAACACAGGCGGATTAGTACCGGGACAAGGAAACCGCGATACTGTTCCAGCAATGCTGACCCCCGGTGAATTTGTGATTAAGAAGAAAAGTGTTGAGTCTATTGGTTTAGATAATCTACAACGCTTAAACACTGGAGGTCTTGTTAAACAAGCTGAGTCTGGTCAGAGAACTGTTGGAGCAGCTATTCTAGAGCATGGAGAAAATGCTAGGTCTACAGACTTCAACATTACAAAGAGTGACCTTGAGAAAAGCATGGGTTTAGACCTTAATAGTAACTATAAATCTATTACTGGCAAATTTACCGCCGTCAGAGAAGGTCTTGGTAAAGAAACGTCTAAAAAATTCAACCAAGCTTTAGATACAGCTATTGTTCAATCAGTAAACACAACGACTAGTTTCTTGAAGAATGACTTAGGGATTAATTCTAACCTTGGTGAGGTTGGTGAGTCCGACGGTGAAAAGTTCTTAAAATCTATTAATCCAGCTACACGTGGAAATCTTTTTGAAGACACTCTAAGAGTCATTAAAGGAGACCCCTTCTCTTCAGATACTGGAAAGCGTTTTGACTTTCCAAATGGTGTAAGTGGCATTTTAAAAGATAACTATACACAGCTTCCAAATACTTTTGTAGATGCTAAAGCGTCTTTTGCCACAGCTAGTGTCACAGGATCAAAAAGTGGTTCTTTAAGGAGTAAGACTATTGGGCAGATGGCTGCCGAAATCCTGCAACAACCTGAGTTGAGTAGGCAATTTCTAAAATCTGGTCCAGAAAAAGGGGTGGAAACTAGTAATTTACAAAGAACAGGAAGCCCTTTTGCAAAATCACTTATAGATAAGTCTAAGACTTCATTTTCAGGACTTACCTTAGATAACATTAAAAGTTTCTCTTCGCAATTTCCTGAAGAAATAGGTGTTAAAAACATCAAAGCTAGCGATCTAAACAAGATGATTGCGGAGGGGGTTCCCGGTATTAGGAAGGAGAGGTCAAGATTCTTTTTCGATGAAGTTTTTTCTGGTTTCCCAAATTTCGCAAAAGGAGGCGGTATTGCCAGTTCTGATACCGTTCCCGCTCTCCTTACGCCGGGTGAGTTTGTCATCAATAGAGATACGGCTAAGCGTGTTGGTTACAACAACCTTAGGCGTATGAATAAGTTAGGTGTTCAAGGCTTTAATAAGGGGGGCGTTGTTGGTGTTCAGAGGTTCAATGAAGGTGACGAAGTGTTAGCTAAGCCATCTAACAGTGGGTTTGATGGTGGTGGTGGAAAAGCTCTTGCTGGTATATTAGCCCTTCAATCACTACCCTCTATTATAAACCAAATTGCTGGTGCGGCTGATGAGAATTCCTCTGCAACAAGACGTGTGGTAGATTCTGTATTAGGAATGGCAACGTCTCTTGGTACTGTTATGTTCGCATTACAGAGTTTTGGGGTTCAGTTAAAATTACCAGATGTCACGTCAATTTTTAAGGGGATGGGAACAGGCAAAGACGGTCTTGGAAACAAAATTTTAGATAAATTGAGTAGTTTTAAAACTAGTAGAGCAAACAAAATAAATGGGGCTCAAGGTCGGATAGACAGTAAACAAGGTTCCCCCTTCTCGCTATTGAATGATAGATTTACTGTTGGGGCTTCTAATTTAGGCAACAAAATTCCCGGCTCGGGGAAAATAGGTAGCCTCTTAAAGAGTTTTGGTGGAGCCTTGGGAAAAGCTGGCGGCTTCGTGATGAAGCTTGCTACTGGTCCTCTAGCCACGCTCACGACAGGTCTTTCTGTAGTGAATACCATACTTAATGCATACCAAGATAATCTAGGTAAATATAACGACGCCGTGGAAGAAGGTAATGTTGCTAAGGCTCAGGAATTAGCTGTTCTTAAGGAAACAAGTGGGATTAGCAACGCTTTAAGCGGTTGGATACCACAAATAGGAAAAGCTGAGAGAGCTATGAAAGAGTGGTTTGGTGGACCAACATCTTCTTCATTAAAGGCTCTTGCTAAATCCTCAGCTCTTGCTAGTAAATTTCAACTTAATTACGCTAAGAACGCAAAAGCCGCCTCAAGAGTGCTGGCAGATATTGAAGCTGGTAGAATCTCTGCATCACAAGCTATTAAAGAGGGTGGAGTTACTAAAAATTTCACTGAGTCCGTTAATTTATCTAATGCAAATAAAGAAGCTGCTAGTAATCTGAGGAGTGATAGAAAGAATGTTGGTTTTGGCAGTAGAGTAACTCGCGATGTGCTTAGTCTTGGTGGACTACTGTTTAACAACTCTGGACAACAAGACAGGGCAGCAGAAAAACAAGCTAAAGCTTTAGAAAAAGAGGGTAAAGAGAAGAATGAAAAAGAGTTTGAAGCACTTGGACCTGTTTTCAGACAACTGACTGAACAAATGGTGCATTCTGGGGCTGGAATGGAGGGGTTTAACGAAGCTATATCTAAGATGGGTTTAACCCAAGATCAAATCGATGAACTCACTGAAGATTATAAAAATCAGAGTAAGGCTATTCGTGAAAATATAGAGCATTTAAAAGCCCTAAATTTTGGATTAAGAAGTGTCTCAGCTATTTCCAGTGGGACAACCTTAAGGATGGAAGGTGCTGTTTCTAGTTCTGAAATTGGCAACAATCCTTACAAACAACAAATTGCTGAATTCAAAGCTGCCATGAGTAATGTGTCTAGCGATATGACTGATAAGGAGATTGGCAATATACAGAAAAATGTCGGTAACGCTCTTAAGTTGGGTGGAGCTAGCGACAACCAAGTAGAAACTGTACAAAAGTCTTTCAAGGCTATAACTGATTTTACAAAAGGAGGTGAAAAGGCTTTTGAAAAAGTCAAGGAGGATAGAAAAAATAAAGTAACACCAAGCGAGATAAAAGATAATTTTATTGAGCAAATTATCATTGAAAAAAAAATTGGAGAAGATGAAGCTAAAAGGATAAGGTCGGCGTCTGCTAATATTGACATGAACGATCCAGCAATAACAGAGGCTATTGAGCGTGGTGACTATAGCAAGTTTGCAGACGCTCTTACACAGGCGTTGGGACAAGGACTTTCTGAAGATGTGCTTCCTATATTAGAAGAAATATCTAAGCAGGAAGATATACTTTTAGGTCTAACGAGAGAAAAAAATGCTCTTACGAATAAACATATCGATTCTCTTCAGCGTTTAGCATCTATCAAAATGGAAGCTGCTAGTATTAAGGAAGAATTTACTGGCGTTAAGACATCGCCAGATGAAAAAAGACAGCTTATTACTGAATCAGTAAACCCCAGCCTTAAGGCCGCTGGAATAAAAGAGCTTGATCCAAAAGCCAGTACTAAAGATATATCTGATACTTTTAAAGATTTAGAAAAAAAAGCTTCAGCAGAACAGCAGAATAGGTTAAATGCAGTAAATGCAGTAAATGGAGAGATTGGAGCAGGCGGTAATTTTAATGGCAATGATGAGTTGAGCAACTCTACTCTGGAAAGCAATATAAGAGCTAATGAAGACTTATTAAAATACACTCAGGAAAGAATAGGTATAGTGCGTGAAGAGTTGGCTCTAGCTAGAAAGAAGACTGAATTAGAAAGGTCTTCTATTGACAAATTAGCTAGCGGCGATTTTGAGGGATACTTGAAGGGACAGGAAGCTGCTGCTGCTCAAGATGCCTTAATGTCTGGTAACAACGTGATGGCTGGACAATTCTCTCAAGAAGCCTTAAAAACTGCTTTTGACCAATTAAAAGCTCAAGGGGTAGAACAGGGTAAGTTAGCGAGAGCCGCCCAAATCGTATTAGGACCATTTGCTAATCAAAGAAATATAGACTTAATGACTGGTCGAACAGAAGAAGAAAAACCGCTTATAGACGAGGCAGTTGAGTTAGCGGGTATTATGCCACAGGCTGGTGAAAATTTAGCAAAGATCGATAAAGGGAATATCGAAATCAAATCCGCTGTTATCAACATAGCAAAACAGGCTCGTGACAACGCTATGGTTAAGCGTGATGAGCAAAATGAAAAAGATAAGGTAGAAAAAGAAGAAAGAGCAAAAGAAAAAGAAGAGGCTAAGAAAAAAGAAGAGGCTGATAAAGCTAAGGAAAAAAAAGAAACACCAGAAGAAAAAGATCAAAGAATACGGGACGCCCAATTGAGATCATCTAGACAAACCAGAGGAATTGCTTTTAGTGTTGATAATAATACTCAACCTGATTATAGCACACCCATTACTGAAGAGTCGATGAAACAATACGACGCCCTTGGAAGAGAAGAAGAAAGAAAACGCGCAGAGACGGCATATGTTGGTAGTGGGCAATACAGGACTGGATACGCTAGCGGAGGAACTGTATATGCAAACAACGGAATGTTCGTGCCAAGAGGCACAGACACTGTTCCCGCCATGTTAACTCCGGGAGAATTCGTCGTAAATCGTGGTGCTGTACAGCGTGGAAACAACCTACAGCTATTAAGAGCTATGAATGGTGGGGATGGTGTATCATATAATAGGGGAGTGCAATATCGTCAAACTGGCGGCTCTGTTCAATCAAATAGCAGTTCTATTTCGATTGATTATAGCAATATGATCTCAAGTCTTGATAGTAGTTTTTCTAGATTTGCGGAAAGTGTTGATAAACTTGCTGGTACTAAACTTCAGTTATCACTTGACACAACTAATGTCAATGTGAACTTTAACGGTACAAGCTTCCTCAGTGAGATGACTGCTAAAGTCAAAGATGAAATAATGGATTTAGTGATCTCAAAAATTAGAAGTATCAAACACGCAACTAATGGCACACATATAGTGGACTAAGTATGGATCATCTTTGTATCGTTGACCTTGCTGCTGACATCGAAGTATCTGCTGAGATGTCAGTTTCTTTATCTTGTGACCCGGCTATAGTCAGCGGCTCTGTAGAAGTTGTTGCTAACTCAACAGTATCTATCACTGCCACTCGTGATATTGGTACGTCTATAACTACTGAAGTAGGCACAAATGTTACACTTAACGTGGATGCAAACAACGCTGTAGATATTGATGTTTCTGTTGATATTACAGACGGCATTACAGCTACATATGCTTTGACTAAAAACATTGATGTGTCTGCTGATTTAATCGTTGCAAACATGGATAAGTACACAGGGGATTTCTCTCTTGTTGGGTGCCTGCAAAAGCTCTATCCTGTTGCTGATATTCAGACTTCTGGAGTGGGGTTTGTTAACGAGCTTAATAGTTCTAGTGATCTGTATGCTAGCATTGATGATGGAGTTCACACTGGAGACTACATTACTCAGGGTGAGAACGGACAAATAGTTGCAGACGAAAACACTTATATACAGCCTGATACAGATCATACTGAAGGACTGTTTAAATACAAGTGTGAGTTAAGCACCGTTTCTATTAAACCAGAGAGCAGTAATTTAAGATTTCGTGCCTCTACCCCACTTATGGATGTAGAGTCTAGAATTCCCCCAACTTACACAATTCACGACATTCGCTTCGAAGACCCCTCTGGTAACCTCGTTATTGCTTACGAGGATATTACAGTAAAGGGGGATAGTCAACATGTAACTTTTGGAGATGTCAATTACAGCACTCACTCCACCACTCCTGTACTTAACAATACTTTGGAGTATGATTGGGATGCCAATTACCCTCTAATGCATCAAGGTGACGGGTATACCCTATCCTTTAATATGACCGTGGAGTCTAATGACGACGCTTTTGATAGCGGTTTTAGTTTAGGGTTTGAAGACAATAGAATTATCCCTGACTCAATTGGGTCTGGTAACGATTATTTGGCCTTGGATGGTAATTCCTTATCTTCTCAAACCAACGGTCTGCTTAATGGTGTTCGCGGTATCCGTATTGCTGGTATTGAGATTTGCAACAGTGGGGCTGTAGGTCCGGGCATTTCTGACTATCTACCAATCTACGCTCCCGTTAGAGACAAAGGACACCGCGTTGAGCGTACTATTAAACCAACTTATCTATACGCTGACACAGTTAATGAAGTGTGGCCTAATGTGTCAACTACTTGGACTGGCAATCTCTCTAAGTTGCTAAGTAGTCGTCATGATAATCATATTAGAATGGAATCTTCTACCATTGCTGATTCTGGCAAACTGGTATTAAGGTTTGGACATTCTGCTACAGATAGAATGAAGGAAATTACTGATGGATCTTTCGGTACAAAATCTTTCGACGCAAGTACTTACGGCATGTGGGTACAGCCATTCGGAGCCTTTGACACCCAAAATAAGAACCACATGGATGTCGAAGACAACTTCTTTACCATTGACTCTGTTAGTCTTAGAATCCTTGCTAAGAAAGAAGTTGGATCAAGAGATTTCTCAATAGATGTAGTTGGTTACAGCGATGATGGTCTATTAAATGTTACCTCGCAAGTTGGTGGGTTCCTGCAAAACATTGAGGGGTCTGGAGATATTCCTGTCGCTTCTGGTTTTCTTCCAAGCGATGATCTTGGTATTGATGGAGAGCCTCTATCTTCTGCTGATCAATATTACGAGTCTTCTGGCACTAATAATGCAGGCGGGGATCACTACTTATTGTCTCCTACAGTAATCACAAGCGAAGAGTTTACTTGGTATGAGATTCCCCTAAAGGTATACGAAGACACTGTTGCGTTAGGCAAGTCAAGAGACTATAATAATAGTTCGATGTTCGAAAGATTAAATTTGGATATCTATCCAGTGCCTAGTGGTGCGGAGATAGCTGATATCGAATTGTTAATCAGACACGCTCCACAGAACGCTATTATGTTCTCAGTTGATGGCTCAGAGGCTATTCGACATATTGCAAACACTCGTTCTGAGGCTAGGCTTATTCCTGTTAAAAGACAGGCTACGGATGACGCATTCAATCTTGGGCCTGCGTTCCAGCCTATCTCGCTGATAGAAGGTATTCCCCACGGCTTTTCTACTCCACCAACTCTCAAAACAAATTATTCCCGTAGATGGAGAGGTGTAGAAGGAACGGTAAACGGCCCATTCCAACCTTCCAACTTTGCATTCGGCTTTGAAAACCCTGTTATGGAATACCCATTCCTTTCTGGGTACTTCCGATTCGATTGCGATGCTTTTGGGGAAGTTAATCCAGCCGTAGGTAGTCTATCTGGCACTTTTGACGGTACTGCTAACGATAGATATCAGAACTTGGGTTGGAGATTCCTAGATTCAGATATATTCGCTGGACATAGTGGTAACTACAAGTCTATTGACTGGACTACAACAACCAGTGGAGTAACCGATTACACAAGCAGTCCTATATATGGTCAGATCGCTGACGCGTTTGATAGTGCTGTGAGAGTTAACTACAGTAAGCCAATCAACTTACCCGTAACTGATATGTCGCAGGGATTTAGTGTGTTTACTAGATTCTCACCAGATATTGATGCTACGTGGGACAGTGGGGTAATTGTATCTAAGTGGGATAGCGGTAATAGTTTAGAATTCACTCTTGGTTATGAGAGCGGCGTATTATGTGCTACCGCTATGGATGTGTCTGGTTCTATCGTTAAGATTGTCGATACGGCAGAATACCATCAGTATACATTCCCACTGTCTGTATTACTCACGTATAATGATCACGGATCGCACCAACTGAAGCTCTACACGGATAATGAAAACTTTTCAGAAAACCCTCTTGTAGATACCCCAAACGAAGAAGATGATTACCTGTCTGCGGGTGGGTCTCCTCTTTCAACTCAGACTCAAGCTTCTTTAACTGGAGATGGTCCTTCTTGGGCTACACTCAGGGCTACTTCTGAAGCTTTTACTCTCAACAGCGATGTCAGCCAGTTACGTATCGGCAAATGTTCAGGCTCTGGTGTTGGTTACAATGCTTTCATTACAGAATTAGGCGTCTCAACTAACAACATTGTAGAGTCTGGAGCGAACATCGATTTAAGAGAAGTTACCGCTCAAAAATTCCTAGAGAATCATCGCTCTCAATGGTGGATTGGTAATTCTAGTTATATCCACGACAATGTTAAACTATGGAGCTATATTGATGAAAACACAGACAGTGATTGGACACTTGGCAGTTACGGCTACACATCTTTCGGGCCAGCTTTCTCGCAGCTTAAATCCCGCCCTAACAAAGAAATGCTTAGATTTACTCTCGCAGCTTCCGGCACTCCATATTCAGGATACATTGAAAGAGGTTTACCAACAACATTAAATTCAGCAGTTTCTTATCATTCACAGATTGAAAACGACTTCCTGCGTTTATATCTGAGCGACACTGCTAATAACTTCTATGCTGTTCCTCAACGTGTGACCAAGGCTTTACCTCGTGGTTATAACTTTGCAGAAGAGGCTATGGCTGTAGATACAGTTATTAGTCATAACGGTGAAGGCAGCGGAAAGCTTATCGTTAGCCTTTACACCAAGCGTAAAGAGCCTTATTGGACTCCAGATGAAAACAATTGGGGGCTTGTTAACAGGTACGCACATCAGTTGGACAGTAATACTGCTATTCATAAACTTACGAGTGTGTTTGACTACGACAGTCTGCTTGATGAAACAGAGCAGTGGGCTTTATTCCCAGAGGAGCCGAGACTTCGAGAGTTTGAAGAAACGTATTTCTCTACTGACGTAGACGATATGTTTATTCAGTATGATCTGGTATTTCCTTCTGGAGATCAGTTCAAAGCAGAGATCAATATACACAGCTCGAATGTTCGGTTAAAAGACGCTTTTGTCCAGTCTACTGAACGCTACTCTATGTTGAATATGTACTCAAGTGGTAACCCATCCCCAGTTAATGGGGAGATGAATTTATTTGCCAGCAATTTCCACTTGGCGTCGGGAGATGTGTTCAATCTCTACACCGTTGGTCCAATTCAGATTCAAGAATCTGGTTTCCCAATTTATACCAGTGGTCTCTTAATGTCTACCGCTTCACTTGGTATGAATGTTCATGGACAGGAAACGACTTCTTCTACATTAAACGTGAATGTTACTGGTGACACTGAAGCTAATATTCGTAACTTAGCTACTTTGGTAAATATAAACACTATTGGTAAGGGCGTTATTAGTTCAAGTGGAGACGGCGTGCTCGGCATGTCTCTCTCACTTCTAAACAACGAAGAGGTCCAAATTCCTAGTGGATCACCTCTGTCTTTATTCGTTAATGCGACTGAAACTAATCTTGGAGTAACCGCACACCTACCTATCTTCTCTAATACAGATGATATGTACTCAACTGAAGGTCGTGCCTCTACTCTATCTGGCGTTGTGAACCTGACCACGGTAGCTTCAGCGGCTCTGGTTAATAGATATCCAGATGCTAAGATGAACTTGTATACGTTTAGCAACAATCCAACAGAATCTATGAATCTGACATCTTATGGAGATTCATATTCTACCAATCAGACGGTTGGTCAGATAAACCTGTTTAATGCGACATATGGACCAACAACTGGTGGAGCTGCTCATGTCAGATGGTTCGATAATAACTATGGAGTTGATATTGATCTTGAAGATAACGTTTACGCTACCATTCCATCTGATGCTGATATTCGAGGTGTTGATTTAGTAGGCTATGGTTCTTGCACTGGTAATTCTCCACAGAAAGCTGTTGAAAGAGCTGTTATTAGTCACGGTGTAACTTGGTATGCAGAGCAGTGTTACGACGCTGGAATATTCCGTGCTTACGACACTTTAAATGGTGAATACTATGACATACGTAAGTACTCTGACTTAACCCCAAATGCTCCATATAACATCACTCTAACTGTTGATACCGGAGACACGGAATCTGTGCCTGCTCCACCGGAGTTTGAAGAGTGGGAATATGGCACAAATTCCACACTCGCGTTCTCTGGAGTTCAGCACTCAAATGCAGAGCAAGACGAGAAGATGGGCACTAGTGTCGCTGTTAAGGGTGACTTAATGGCTGTGGGTTCTCCTTTTAAAGACATAGTGGGTGAATCTGGACAAATTTTAACTTCTGCTGGAACAGTCTATCTATATAGACGTAATCCAGAAATAGCTGGTACAAAGGCTGATTGGGTTGCGTTAGACGATTTAATTCTACCGTCAGGTTTTCGTGGCGATTACAGTATTGATGCTGGAGAGATTATTACCTATCCGGGTGTTGGTTCGATTTCAGGTAACAAGTGGAGTATTGGTCAAGAGGGAAGAGAGTTGGGCCATGCCGTAGATATTGCCAATAGTGGAAACCGTGAAGTTATCGTAGTAGGTGCTCCGGGTGCTCAGTGGAATCGAACTTTTGACGAGATCATTACTGAAAAAATCCCAGTCGGTATTATGTTGTTTGTAGACAACTTTGAATACGATGAAGATGAGGTCTACAGAATCTCTAACGTAGTACGTAAGTGGGATGTATTGTATAAATACTTTTCTGCCCCTTGGTATCCAAACACATCTGGTGAATTCCAGCCAGAGCTTGACATTAAGGTTATGGTCTGTCAGTGCGTTGACTCTTCTGAAGAAAAGCCACTGATTCCAAAACTCCCTGCTTTTATTTCCCACACCTATGTAGGTAAACTAAATGATAGTACAGTTGGAGAGAAGGGATCTGAAGAGTGGGCTGTTATCAAAAATGATATGGTAAGCGGTGTTAAGGAAATATTTAACGCTACATTCCAACGTGATTCTGGCAGGCTCTATAATAATCTTCCTCCTATTTTGGGGATATTCCAAGACTCCAGTAACTCGTTAAACGGTGCGTTTGCTTCGTTTACTGAAGCAACCGAAGAAGTTGTAGATGAATTTGAGACTTACTTTAAAGAACTGACATTTGCTAGTGGTGTAGGAGCTTCTGGTTATGTCAATAGAACGTTAGGAAATGCTGAAGACTGGATGTTAGAGTCTATTGATTTAATGGATGACACTCTTGCTACTGGCAACCTGATTGAGAATAGTGCTCTTGGTTTTATTACCAGCGGCGTTGGTCAGGAGTGGGCTAATGAAAACGCACTTGATTTCCAGATTTCACCTCCTTCTGGTGGACGTGTCTATGTGTACGAGAATGAGAACGGTGTGTTCAATCTGATTCAGGAGATAAAATCTCCAGATGAGTTAGGAAGAAACTCTTATTCGCTTGGTAATTATGGTCAGGTGGAAAACGACAGATTTGGACATAGCGTTAGTATCAGTGATAATGCCGAAGTAATTAGTGTAGGTTCTCCATATTCAAATCATCCATGTAAGATTTACGAAGACTCTTCTAGTGAGCGTCAGAGGCTGTTTAACGGCCTTCCAGCTTGGCTTAACTCTCAGGGTATTATCATAGATGATAACGTCTTAGCAAGTGAATCAGGACGCTTAGAGACATATTACGGACTTACTCAGTCTGAGAAATTCAAATTTCGTTCTGATGAGACTTTCTGGAACAGCAGAGGTGGAATTCCACAGCCTTACAAATCAGCTTACGACTATAGATATACCGACATTCCTTACACTGGTACTTGGAGCTTTATTCCGGGACACTTTGCTGGAACTTCAAGATTAGGATACAGTACCTCTGTCAGTGAAGATGGTAATACAGTTGTCTTTGGTGCTCCAACAGACTCTTTTAATGAATTTGATGATACAAATGTGTGGTTTAAATCAGAAAATACATGGGCTTCTTACGTTAACGCAGGTGCAGTTAGAGTCTTTGAGTCCCGTAACTACTTCCCTCACAGTGGAGTGGTCGAGTTTTACCGATTTGGAAATCTCGATAAGAATAGCCATCCAGAGGCTTCAGGATCATACGAAGACTTAAAAACTATCTTCAATAACAGTGGTCGCTCTTTTGAAAGGCTTCCATTCGACGACATTGAAATTCCACAGGACGCCGGGTTAGCATTCATTATCACTCCTGAGTTGGATTCAGCTAGTGATGAGGTAATTGATAATATCAAAAACTGGATGGCTCTTGGTGACAGAACTCTCGTTCTAGTAGGAAATGATCCTTCTTACGAGGAAGGTGGGAAATACGCAAAGTCAAACGCAATTCTACATAAGATTCTGAAAAAGCTGGATTCTAGAATGAGAATTCATCCAGCTAGAAATGAATACGAAGCTATTAATTATTGTGCAGATGTAAGCAATAATAGATATAATGTTACGAATGCTTACGTTCCAGCTAATGCTCACTCTACCGCTGTCAATAACGGACCTATTTACGCCAGCGGCGTTGGCGACATTAGAATAGACCTGAACGGTCTGGATGTCAACAAGCCAGACTTACTCATTGACGCTCCATGCAATATCTTGAATGATAGATGTAACATGCCAATTCAGCATGGTGGAGATTTGCGTGCTGAGTGGAATGCTATGTGTACCAAACGCGCCGGTAATACTGTAATAGAAATTCACTACAAAGAGAACTGGCCGTTCCACTTTGGTAACGAAAAGCGATCACAAGATTGCGATTCACCTCCTTCTCAATTAATTGATCGACCAAATCAAGAACCTCGTCCATTGTTAACTGCGGCTGAGTATGTAGCCCCTTCAAGTTACACAGTTCCAGCAACCAGTGGGTGGGTTGATTTAGGATGCACTACTACGTACAAGACTGTCACTACACGTCAAACCGTGTGGGAATTCGGAAGTACGCCTATAGATAACTTAGAGTTTGGAGTTTCTGGAGTAATTGAGGCTGAGAACAGTGTTAGCGGTGTGGGCTTAGCTCACATCGGTCATAGTGAGAATCATTACAACCCACTGTTTATGGGAGATAGAGATGGTATCATTCAGGGGTCTGGCAGTTCTTATACCCTCCCCCCTGTTAATAAAACAGCGGTTCTTGATAACAACGCAGTATTAGCAACCGAAGAGTCTTATAAAGATACCACATCGTCGGTTGTGATGATCGCTTCTGTGTTTCCTGAAAATAAAAACAGTATGGAAGGTAGATATGGAGACAGAACAAATCTTAATAGCGACCAGAACATATTCTTCTATGCAAATTTAATGAGAGAGTCTTGTAACGATGCGGCTGTAGTTAAGCAGCTAGGTGGGTGGACTAGAAGAGTGTCGTTTGCAGACGCTTACTCTGAATCACAACTAATAGCCAGATTATCTAGCACTAAAATTGGTACAAACGCACCTTCAATTGAAGAAAATTACACAGGCAATTTAAACAATGTTGTGGATATAGTGTGGATTGCTAATCCAGCGGAGCTTCCTAGTGAATCAGATATCACTAAATTAACTAACTGGCTGGCGATTGGCGGAAAGAGACTGGTCTTAACTTATGATCAACGTCCAGAATCCGCCCAAAGAGCAGCCTTTATCATGAAAAGTCTAGGAATGACATCTACTCCACATATAGACCGTGGCGGTAGGCATGTTGTCCATTCAACAGACACTATTGGTAATTCTAATAAACAGACATGCTGTCCGTATGACGAGCATGAAGAACCTCTACAGCTTCTTGATTCAGACAGTGAAATAATCGCCGGTTGTGTAAATACATACGGTAAGTCTAGCAGGCTGGAGAAATTAGTTATTAGTGGTGAAGAAGATTCGTATATACCAATCAAAGCTAATAACGCCACCAAACTAATCTACTTCAACGAAAATGTTCATGAGACATACCAAGAAACTCCTACTGCATGGCAGATCAAGGGTGAGTCTGATTTAATCTTTAATGTTACTCCCGGATCAGGATATAGAATTTATTACAGTTGGGTTTCGGAATTTCCTGAAGAAAGATATGCTCTTGATATGCGTATCAACAACGTGTCTTTATCCGCCGATCCTAAAGCTGGAAGCTCTCATGTTAACAAAAATCTCAGTGGGACAAGTGTTGGATTCCCCCAATCTGCTTATGTAGATGTAAAAGTTCCTTCTGGGGTAAATACAGTGTCGTTTGAGTTCACATCAGATAGATGGAGAAATATCCCCTCTTCGAATGAGAAACCTTATACGCCTCGCGTGCTGTCTGTTTCTGGAGCTATGTTACCAACCAACCCAAGAGTCTTAATTAACTCAGAACAAATAATTGACCCTGATATTAGTCCGAATCCAGTTTGCTCTGGAGAGTGGAGACCTATCCCATCATATATAGTAACCATTCCAGAACAGTTTAGACCTATAATGACAGATAACACTAAGTACTGTCAAGACTTCCCAAATACTTCTACACTATGTAAAGACAAGGGTGGCTTACTTATTGAAGACGGTCCAGTGGTAGCTGCTGAAGAATTAGAACACTTCTCTGCCTTCTCAAACGGTCAAAACAGGTCACGTATTATTTTAATCTCTGATTCATCTATTGTGCAAGGTGCCTGCGAAGGCTATAGAGACGACGCCCTCACTGGAAACCAACGGTTTATTCGTAGCCTCTACCCACCCTCTCCTAGTACTAACAATACTAGTGGCGGAAGATCGTTTGAATTCACTCAAAAACTGTTGTCACCTGAACGTGGAAGTCCCGCTAAATCATTTGCTGTAAACAACATCGCCAATAACATCAGTGCTTTTGGTATGGCTGGTGTTTCTGGAAACTTGAATTCCTATGTAGACGATGAGAATAACACTCATCCGGGGGATGTGGTACGTCCAGCAGACCCGGTCAGCCCTGAACAAATTAAGGCTGAAATACGTAGTTTTGGTCAGAATGTGACAACTGCTTTTGGTATGTATCCACGGTTTAGCGGTGCTCAGTATATTGACGCTGGTATTATGGGTGGTATGCCATCGCTCATGCGAGACTCAGGTGTTGATCATATCAACCTCTCTGAGAATCCGGGTGATCTGTTTGGTTATAGCGTGTCTCTACATGAGAATAAGCTTATGGTTGGTTCGCCATTTAATAGCTATGGTGGCAGTGGAGTGACTCCTTGGACATCTGGAGGTTCTGGCAATGTGGAGTATGGAAGTCGTGGTGGTGGAGCCGTATTCTATTATGAAAACACTAATAGTGGCGTGAACGTGGTCTCTGAGTTCCTGCCTTGGGAATTCAAACAAAAACTTAAAGCTGATACAGTTAGTCCTGAAGATCGGTTTGGAGCTTCAGTGTCTATTGATCATGATTTTGTAGCTATTGGCGCTCCGGGTCATGGCTCAGGTGTTACATATGAAGATGTGTATGATTCTGACGCATTTATTCGAAAAGAGTTTAATGCTGAATTCTCTATTCCAGAGCACAATGTATATGACTCTGGGGCTTATGTGGACAACGCTGGGGCTGTATATACTTACTCTCACTTTATGGTCAATTGGCAAACACGCTATAAAGAATGGACATACGCCGAGAAGATGGTTGCTCAAGAAGGCGTAGACCGCGAAGACGACTACTTTGGGTTGAGCGTATCTATTGATAGACCGCTAAGAGGTGACGGCGATTATACGATGATTGTTGGTGCTCCTGAAGCACTTGACTCTTCTGGTGTAATGTTTACATATGACGCTATGTTAAGGAGTCAGGTTCCCGCTATCGCCAATTCAGGTTCTTACATTCACGCTGCCGTATTTGGCCATAAGAGTGAAAACAACCTGAACATTGTAGTTAACCAAAACGTTTCTGGCGGCTCTCAAACGTACTCAGTCAGCGGAATTGTGTCTGCTAATCAGAATGGTGATATCTTCTTAGAAGCGTCTGGATATGATCCATCCCTAAGAGGGTTTATTAAACATCGTCCATTTGTGAAGATTGTTACTGGTGAAATATTAGACGGCACAAAAGTAACTGATTATATGAATATTGGCACTATCGGGTCGAGCAAACAAGAAACTGAGTCGATGAATTTAACAATCGTTGGTCCTACTAACGCTAGCGTGTATAATACACTAGATTTGACCACATCTTCTTGGAATGAAGCTCAGGCTGGAAGCGGTAATCCCGGATTGAATCTAACAACTGAGGGTACTGCAACTACCACAGATTCTGCCATTTTGAATCTAGGCGTTAGCGGTATCGGAACACCAACGCCAGAAACGTTGAACCTACGATTAAGAGGTAAGTAATGATTAGGATAAGGTATAATAATATCGCTTCAGAGGAATGTACGATTCGTCCCACTCCTCTAGTATCTATTGCTCAAAATGTGATAAAAAATGGAGCTGGTGAAGCATTTGGAGTTAATTACTCAATAACCTTGACTGGCACACTTCTAGCTAGTCAGGGGACTCCATACGCTAACGACGCCAATGGTGTAAGATTTAACGTGTTTGCCGGAACCCCCAATAATGTTGGCCCTTATGGAGCCTTTGACAACAACGTCTCACACTTCGGTTCCAATAGACCTCCTGCTCAAGAAGTTCCCTTTAATAATTCTACTCAAGCTATACTTTTTAAACAAAACGTTTTACGTTCCTTGTTTGCTCAAGATGGTCAAAGGTTTGAAATCACAGATATTGATGATAACGAACCGAGTATAATCTGTTTTCCAAGAGTGATAGACATCAGTTTTACCGAGGGTATCTATGTAGATAAATGTGATTTTACTATCACCCTTGAAGCCGACACACTACTTGATAAAAACCTAGAAGTTTACACAGATGGCTCATTGTTTGCTGGATCGCCACTTGAGGGGCAAACTGAAGCAGGTTTGCTTAGCGATCCTAACGCAGCCTTTATTCAAGACTACTCCGACGAATGGTCTATTGAAGTAGACGATTCCGTTGGTGAATCTATTGATATACCAAGAACCTATAGGATTTCCCACTCAGTATCAGCTACTGGAAAAACTCACTATGGGCCGAATGGAAAAGAAGTGGCTTGGGAACAGGCTAAGAAGTTTGTTCAAAGCAAACTAGCTAACAATATTAATGATTACCCTAACGTAGCTGGACAAATAGGTAAAGGTACTATTAGTTTAGTAAATACTTACGGAGGTTTTAATCACGTAAGAACTGAACAGCTTAGTGAGTCTAATGGTACTTATTCTGTTACTGAGAATTGGATATTAGCGAAGGGAAACGTGCATGAAAATTATAATATTTCAACATCCAGTTCTTCAGACAGTCCATTCATATCCGTAACAATAGATGGAAGTATTAAGGGGCTATCTTCAAATTCTCCTGAAAGTTTTGGCGGTGCTGCTCCAGCTAATAGTGATGCCTACCAAAATGCGTTAAACAAGTACAAACAAATATCTAACAATGGGCAATTTGGACTAACTTCAGATATATTCAAAAGAGCAAATCAGACCGTTGCAGTACAGTTAAACTCTCAACCGCTTTCTTTAGCTATAAGCTCCAACGAATATACTGGAGAATTGAGTTATAATTTACAGTTTAACAATAGGCCAAGTAATTTTATTACAGGGGCTACCTCGGAAAACATTTCTGTTAATGATACTTATCCGGGAGATGTGTTTGCCAGTATTTCTGTGTTAGGAAGGGTAAATGGGCCAGTTTTACAAAATATTGGAGGCAGAACAGAATATAGAAGGGATGTTTCTTTAAATCTTGTTATGGATTACAGGGGTTTGGGATACGAAGGAGATAGACAGGGGATGTTACTCACTAAACCAAGTTTAGTAGAGCCTTCTGCTTCAGAAATTAAGTTAATTTTGACAGAATTGAGTCCCCAAGGAGAACCCGATATTAGAAAATTCTTTTTATCTCCACCATCTGAAAGCTGGTCTCCTAAAACTGGTGAATATTCAATTAGCATGTCTTGGACTTATGAGTTAGGGAATTAGTGTCATGAGATTAGATTTATCTGATGTTCAAAAGTCAATGTTTGGTGAAATATTAATTCCATCTGGCGACCAGCATTTTTATGACAAAAATCAAACGACTCCAATTACAGCCTTTTTTCCATCGCCCATACCTAACGATGTATTAATTGCTACATATCAACAGTTCAACGGAGCTTCTGGTTTAGCTTTAATTGGATTTAACACAGTC